ATGTTTGATCGTGCATCATTTGAATCGGGTTTCAACGGTCGTATCAAAATCTTGGCTAAGGCTGAGAAGTTGACGAAAGAAGGCTTGCGTGATTTGTCTCGTGAGTTGCTGTCCATCACGCAGGAAACGGAAGACATTGGCTATGTCAATCGCACTCTCGAAGTGCTGAGTCCTGCCAATCGTCGTGTATGTATTTTGTTCTTCAAGGAATTCAGTGGGTTCTTGTTCTCGGACGAAAGCAACACGTTCGTCAAGAAGGATAAGAAGCGTTACGAAGCCATCAAAGCGAAGGCTATGGAGTTCTTGGATGATCCGCATAACAACGTGTGGACGTGGCAGGAACGTAACGTAGACATGGAGGCAAAGCCTTTCGACTTGTCCAAGGTGACAGCCTTCGCAACGAATGCGCTGAAGAAGGCAGAGAAGGAGGGTATTTCTCAGGTGGACGTATTGAATGCGTTCTTTGCTGCTGGCTTTAAGCCTGAAGCATTGGTTGCACTGATGGACAAAATGACGGCTGCATAATGAGCTATATGGATTGGTTGTATTGGATGGATAACACACAGCCATACACAACGGCTGTGTAACGCTATCATCGTTTTCTATTTTCATTTTAGACAAAGGAATTGACATGCATAACGCACTCGCTCAGGCACTGATTAAAGCTGGCTTCGCAAAGCAGGAAGATAAGCGGGGTAAGTTCAAGGAAGGAACCAGCATGAAGCTGTCGTATCGAACGTATCAGGCGCTTAAGGCACAAGGTATCGTTGAATAAACACGTCTGTACACTTGACACTTTGTAACTGTTCATCTATCCTGGGGTTGTTAGCGACAAAACCACAACACGGGGTACATCATGGCAGGTTTTCAAGGTCACAAGAACTACAGCTACTGGAACGTGCATTACTGGCTGAATAACGATGACAACCTGAATGTCCGCACAAGAGAAGCAATCCGTTCCTTGCGTGATAAGGATAAGGCTGCTCGTTATCTGCTAGAGCAATTTCCTCCTGCAACACCTGACATGGTGAGGTTCACATTCCGCAACATACGAGAGGCAATCAAAGAGTTCGATGTTGTGTAACATCCCGCACTAAAGACAGGCTGCATTGAGAAATCAATGTGGCCTTTTTCTTTCCCTGTTTAATAGTTTAAAGCTATCATCAAAAATGGATTAATAGTGATTAGCGCAGTGTTTGAACACGAACAAGGATACAAGTTCGAAGAACGCTATGGAGACAAAGACAGTTTCCGTAGGGCATTAAAACGCAAACATGCAACGTTCTTGCATGCTGTTGATTATGTTGCTGGGATTGCAATACGTCCCTCTAACCTTTGGGGATATCTGAGAACATGACTCAATGGTATTTGATGTACCTGAAGTACAAAGCAACGCATAAAGGAACAACCATCAGTTACAAAGAGTGGTTGGATTGTAGGAAGTAATAACTAGATTCTCATAAGCACGTTGACGTTTGAGTCAGTTCCCCCTTAGTCCCCCATAGATCGAGGACAAGGAGGGTGTGCGAATTCTCATGAAGTATCGAGTTGTCGCCAGTTCCCCACAAGGTTTCCCTTGCACATCTAATTACAGATGTGCGGTATCAATTTATACATTCTTCGGAGTAGGTTTATGAACATTCGTGATATTCAAGTTGGCATGCGTCTTATCTTCGGTCAAGAGAAGCTTCGTATGACCAAGGGGAAGGCATATGAAGTGGTTGCAATCAAGGATGAACGGCAAGGCGAATTTGGTATTGCCGAAGTGCGGGACGACATTGGAGTAAAGCGTGGCTTCTATGCTCGTCGTTTCGAACGTATTGCAGAAGAGGCTGCTCCTGCGCTCAATCTTCGAGTTGGTGATATCGTCTATTGGGCAGCTAATCGTGGTGCTGATTACGAAGTTCTTGATGTTCGTTTCCAAAATGACAGGAACGAAGTGAATGTGAAGGTGGTTGGCGAAGGTAACTTCGCACTCGGCTGGTGGAATGAGAAAGACTTCAATCTGGTTAGGCGTGCAAATGCAGAACCACAAGCTATCATCAAGCTCGAAGTTGGCAACCACGTAAAGGTTGTCAAGAAGCAGGAAGGCGGAAAGGCAAATCTTCGCTGGGACGCAGCGATGGATGCAACAATCGGCAAGGTGTACAAGATCGAAGCGTATTTCGAACGTGCCAATAGCTACCAACTTTCAAATGGCTGGAGCTATCTGACCGAATCTCTCGAACTCGCAAAAGAAGAGGATATCAAGGTGGCAAAGAAAGCTGTGAAGAAGTTTCCTGATTTGCGCAGCTTGATTGCACACAGCCGCAAGGAAGATATCAAAGACGTTGGTGGTGTATCAAGCTATGTTGTGTTCGTTAAGAATATGGACACTGGTGAGATTACGCTGAACAAACATCTTCGTGATGTGTGTCATGCTCGCTTGTCCGTGTATTACCCGGATCGGAAAGTGAACAAAGAAGCTGTCGCTGTGATTGATTACCAGCAAGAGCATTACAAGCAAGTTGAAGTACGTGCTGGAAAGGAATTCATTCCGAGCTACAAGAAGTTTGTTGATTACATCGTCAATCGTTCACCTTGGGCTGTTGCATTCCAAGGTAAGACAGTGAAGAACGTGCTGGAGAATGGCGTTCTGATGAACGTAGAAGCTCCCAGTGGGGCTGTTGCAGGTGCATGCCAAGCTCTACGTTATCTGTCCGAGTTCGCCTATAAGAACGAAATCTGGAAGCTTCTGATGGACAACGGAATTCAGGAAGATGCAGCATTCCTGACAACGTATGCACTCAACAAAGAAGAAAATGGTACGTTCACCAAGAATCCGATGGGTGGGGGGCATCAGCCCATCAATGGGGCAATCTCTGCTGGTTCGCTGATTTCGTTCTTTGCCAATGGCTACAACGAAGCGTTCCTCAAGAGCGAGCCGTATCGAACTTGTACCAGCTACGTTGTCCACAGGCATGTTGAAGAAGTTAAAGATGTGTTGCATCTTCCGAATGCATACAACACGTACGTATCAGCTAACGTGGAATGGACGAAGAAGAAAGAAGGTTGGGCTGAAGTGAAATTTGCAACTGAAGAACAAGTGCTGGCATTTGCTCGTCATCTGGAACAACAAATCATCAAGGCAAAGGAAGCGAAGTAATGAAATACGTCTACATCATCAACGGCAATGCGCAATATCGAGCCTTGTTCGAAGAACTTGGCTATGAAATCGCTGATGAGTTGCCCCTTGCAGATTTGGTGGTATTCACTGGCGGGGCAGATGTGTCTCCTGAGTTGTACTGGGATAAGAAGCACCAGTACACAGGCAATGACATTGCACGAGATATGTTCGAAATGCGCATGTTCGACAAGGCTAAGGATTTGGCTATTCCTATGGTGGGCATCTGCCGTGGTGGTCAATTCTTGAACGTAATGAACGGTGGACGTATGTACCAGCATGTTGAGAAGCATGCGATTCACGGTACACATGAGATTGTGGATATGGAAACTGGTGAACACATCCAAGTGACATCCACACATCATCAAATGTTTATGCCTGCCGACAACGCTATCATCGTTGCAATTGCTACGCTGGGTGGTGAACGTGAATGGTATGACGGTGAAGTGTTCAAGCGTGATGTGAGCAACACCGATTACGAAGTGCTGTATTACAAGGACACCAACAGCTTGTGTTTTCAGCCTCATCCTGAATTCAATGGCGAAGGGTATGAAGGAATGAAATCCTATTTCGCTGGTCTACTCAACAAATATCTCGGAGTCTGACATGTGGGAAAAGATTTTGGCTCGATTGGGCATCCATAGCTACGAAGTGTTCGGGAATGAAGATCATCTTCCGTGCTACATCAACCGTGCAACTGTGCGAGACAGCATTGAGAAGATTGCAGACATTCGAGACTACATCGAAGGTTGTAAAGAGCACAAGGCAAACCGTATCAGCACGTTGCTATTCAGTGTGACAGAGCAAGACAAGTGGCACAAGAAGTGGCTGAAGGTTGCAGAAGAAGAAGGGCATGTTGTAATAGAAGGCGCAAGCATCCACGGTGATTACAAGTGTTGGTCCATCATCGTCAAGAATGACAAGTTTCAAGGAATGGCGTACTACCGCTAAGGGATTTGTCACGTCCATACGTCTGACACTTTGTAACAGGAGAAGAAATGAAAGTAGCCATCATCACTTACGTGGCAAAGGAGAGTAGCAGGACGCTTGCTAAGGCGATGGCTGCTTCTCTCAAGATACAGGTTGATGTATTTGATGCAAGCGAGTTCTACGGGACTCCTGACTTCAAACGATACGACTATGTATTTGCATATGGCTGTAGCGCGTCTACAAGCCACAGGAAGCGCTTGAACAAGCGTGCTAATACCTTGGCATGCATTGACAAGGTGGAGACGTTCAAGAGGCTAGAAAAGGCTGGAGTGAATATCCCTTCTTGGACAAAGAATTGGAGTACAGCTACAGGAGCATGTTGGCCTACGACTGTTGTCCGCACATCGAGGACCGGACGTAAGGCCGAAGGGTTGGAATTGATTGACTACCCGGATGAATTGCCCAAGGGTGAATTGTTTACTGAGTACTTCTACCACAAGCGGGAGTATCGGATCGTTGTGTTCAACGGTGAGGTGGTTGGTCGGTATTACAAGAAGCGCACGATTAAGAACGGCGAAGGCTGGCACGATTTCAAGCTACAACCGGCTCGTGGATTTGAGTTGATGGACGATCATTGCCTACGTGCTGCGAAGGCGTTAGGGATTGATTACGTAGGTTTTGACGTGGTTGCGAACACCAAGAAAGACTTCAAGGTGTTGGAAGCTAACAGTGGACCAATCATTACTGATGAAGCTAAGGCAGCTATCATCAAATTTTTCAAGGGCAAGAAATGAAGAAAACCATTAGTGCGGTTTTGTTTGCATGTGCTGCTGTGGCAATGTCCGGGTGCGATATCCAAGACAGCAAGGTTGCTTCACAAAACTTGAGTCAAGACGCTGACAACTTCAAGGTTGGTCGTCACATCAGCTTCATCAATACCCGCACTGACAATCGAATCATGGAGATTGTTGGTCTGTGTAGCATTGAATCAGGCACAAGCAGTAGCTCCATCGCCGTGATTTGCAAGGATGGCGGTGGCTACAAAAAGAACATTGTGGCTCTGTCTCAAGATGTGACGTATGTAGTAGAGCAGTTGGATTACAAAGACGTGTCCACCGCTCAATTCAAACTTGTCATCAAACCTTCTTCGCTGATTCCCGCAATCGAACTGCGTTGATTAAACACGTCTGTACTCCAGACACTTTGTAACTCTCATAAGGATTGATATGTGCGGCATCGTAGGTATGGCAGGTGAGTTGGACGGTAAGACAGACAAAGTACTCAAGCAATTGTTGATTTTTGACAGCGTTCGTGGAGAGGATTCAACTGGTGTTGCTTCTGTTGGTCGTCACAATGACGAAGTGATTGTGGCTAAACAGCTTGGCAATCCTTTTGAACTGTTCGAACATCGTCTGTACCCGAAAGCGATTGCACAGAGTCAGAATCGTGTGGTGATTGGTCACAATCGCTATGCAACGGTTGGTGGTGTTAGCCGCGCAACAGCCCATCCGTTTGAATTCAATACGCTAGTTGGTGTACATAACGGAACACTGTCCAACAAGCATGTCTTGGACAATCCGGGTGATTTCAAGGTGGACTCCGAGAACCTGTATCACCACATCGAACGCAATGGTTTGGATGCAGCAATCAAAATCATTCGTGGTGCTTGGGCACTCGTTTGGTGGGACAAGGAAGAAGATACTCTCAACTTCCTTCGTAATAAGGAACGTACGCTGTACTACACAGTGAACGAAGCAGGCAATCAATTGTTTTGGGCATCTGAAGCTTGGATGCTAGACATTGCTCTCGGTCGTAACGATGTGAAGCATAAAGGTATTGAAATCTTTGAAGAAGATTTTCTTCACTCTATTCCTATCCCCCGAGGTGGGAAGCTGGGAAAGCCGGTGCTACGAAAAATCGTAAACGACCCAGCCCCCGTGGTAGTGCAGCAAAGAAGCGTTTACGACAATCGAAGCTCTTTTCCGAAGGGGACGAGTTGTGCTGGTACGTATGAGTCGTCCCCTACCACGAATGTTGTAAAGCTGGAGAAGCCTGCTGATGCAAAAGTAGACCCACGCAGCAAGGTTGATGCGAAGTTCATGCAGGCAAAAAAAACGGTTTTGGAAGCAGTAGTGGTGGTGAAGGAAAAGACTGGAGCAGAGTACGTGCTTTGCTTCTCTCCTGATCATCCGTTCTACGAAGTACGTCTCTATGTCCACAGCAAGCATGCAGTACAGCAAGACATTGGCTGTGAGTTCGAAGGGGATATCAGTGGCTTCGTTCAGACAGAGAGCGAAGGTGTTGGGTACTACAAAGTAAGTCCTCATGGCATCGTCATCACAGCAACAGCCGATGCGAATGCCTGCCAAGCAGTTGGAACAGTTGGTGAATACCTCTCCCATGATGGCAAGTACCTTGGTAAAGCCGATTGGGAAAAGGCATACGGCCAATGTGCATTCTGTTCCGAAGATATCCAAGCAGACGACATGCTAGACAAAGGCGCACGACTCACCAAGGCTGGTGATGCTCTGTGTGGTGGCTGCATGTCCGATCCTGAAATTGCTCAATACGTAAATACGGTGAACGTGTAATGAAGCTATTTGTTCTTATCAGTGATGGCGGTGATGGAAGTTACTACCCACAATATTGTACAGATCAAGCTGTAATAGATCGTCTCCGGCAAGCATTCGATGCAGACCTGATGGATTACGAGAATGGCTTGGGCTGTGATGGCGACGGTTTTCATTACGACACAATCAACGTACAAGACACTTGGGTTCAAGATAATCCGCAAGAGCATTTGATTACGATGAAATACGCAAATTCATTCTTTGAAAATTAATTAAGGAGTTTTAAATGGCTAAGATTCTCGTTGGTTGCGATCCTGAAGTGTTTGTGAAGAAGGATGGCGTTTTCAAGTCGGCACATGGTCTTATTGTTGGGAACAAAAAGAGTCCCCAAAAGATTCATCGTGGTGCTGTTCAAGTGGATGGCATGGCGTTGGAATTCAATATTGACCCGGCTGCGAGCGAGGATGAATTCTGTCTCAATGTGCAAGACGTGTTCAATGCGATGTGTGCAATGGTTCCGGGTTATGAAGTGGTGGCAACTCCAGTGGCTCACTTCGATCCTGCATACATGAAACAACAACCGGAAGAAGCTTTGGAGCTTGGCTGTGATCCTGATTTCAATGCGTGGACTGGGATGGCTAATCCGCGTCCTGATGGTGAGCGTGCTTTCCGTACTGCTTCGGGCCATGTGCATATCGGTTGGACGAATGGGGTGGACGCCTCATCGGGAATTCATCTGGCGCAAGCTAATGCGGCTGTCAAGCAGATGGACTTCTATCTCGGCCTTCCGTCCTTGCTCTATGACCCGGATAGCGAGCGTCGTGAAATGTATGGCAAGGCTGGCGCATGCCGATACAAGCCTTACGGGGTGGAGTATCGCACTTTGTCGAATGCTTGGCTCAAGAGTGAGAAGCTAATGCGTTGGGTGTTCCGTGCTGTTCAGAAGGGCATGGAAGATTTGATGCAAGGTAAGGAGCTGGTTAAGACGTTTGGTGACGTGCAGGAAATCATCAACACGTCAAACGTCACAGAAGCGAAAGCTATCATCAAACATGCAAAACTGGAGATTGCTTAATGCCGCATGAAATGACAATTCACGACATTGACCAGAAATTCTGTGGCTCTGTTGTGATGTTTCAAAAGAAGCCTGTGTTGTTCAAGAAGGTGTCTGGAGACTTCAGCGTTCGCATCTTCGATTTGATGGCACAGAAAGAAGAACAGGTGGAATTCGATATGAAGCAATTCCTTCCTCCTCCTTCTCGCGTTGGCTTCGTCAACATCAATGGCAGTGTTGTCTACGCTGTTCGTAATGCCATTCGTCGTTACAAGCTAGGCATCTCTCGTGAGAACTTCAGCGTTCAAACGTTGGAGGTTCCGTATCCTGATGGCCGTTCTGACGGGTATGTACGGCTCGTGCAGGGCTTGGAACGTCGTGAGCTTGGGGAGGCACTACTGAGTAAGTATCCGACTCTCCAACAGGCTGTACGCCGTGTTAGTCAGTTTGAGGGAGCATGCGCATTCGATAAGCAATTCGCTATCGATCATACACACGCTGTCTTTTACAAGACTAAGCGGGCAGGGCAGTTGATTAACGGTGTCATCAAGTTTGATGAAGGCAACGAACATCTTCAAATTCTTCTGAACAAGGGCTACGAGAAATCTGTATGAAAAAGGTTATCGAACTTCTTGGCACCAAAAGCCAACGTGGTGACATTGGTATCGAGATTGAATGTGAAGGCAAGGGGATGATTGCGCTGGACGAAGCTGTTTGGCGCAGTGAGAACGATGGGAGCTTGCGAGGGGATTACCCCGACACTCGATGTGAGTACATCTTGGCTAAACCGCTAAAGATTGACGCAGTTCCTGTTGCTCTCAATGAACTCTCCAACCGTCTGAAAGAGGTTGGGGCAGTCTTGGAATTCAGCCATCGTTGCAGCGTACACATTCATGTGAATGTGCAGCAGCTTGAGTATCAACAGCTTCTCGCATTCATGTATGCCTACTACCTGCTTGAAGAACCGTTCATGACCTTCTGTGGGAAGGCACGTAAGGGCAATAACTTCTGCCTTCGCTTGCAGGATGCTGAAGGTGTGCTGGATGTGGTTAATGCAATGTTTAGCCAAGGTGAAGATGGTATTCATCTTATCCGCCCTGATGCACAACGCTATGCCGCTATGAACTTCGAAGCGCTGCGTAAGTATGGCAGCGTGGAGTTTCGAGGAATGGAAGGCAACATGGATATTAAGCGAATCACTACTTGGTGTAATGCCTTGATTCGTATGCGTCAGTTTGCAGTGAAGATGGACACTCCCACTGCTGTGTACGACCTGTTCATGCAAAAGGGTCCGGTTGATTTCGTGGCAGAAGTGTTGGGGGATATCGCTGACAGCTTCCATTACCTTCGTCTGGTGAAGGATGTTCAGAAGTCCTTCTCACTCAGCCTTGATCTTCCCTTTAAGTTTGCTGAATTGATTAGCAAACCGAAAGAGGTAGAAGGGGAATACAAGCTCGGCCAGTTGGTGACCTACGCTGTAGCTGTGAAGCTCGCTAAGAAGAACTATCAATTCGACTATGCGCCAGATGGCATGTACAAGATTGTTGGCCTTCCTGAGAAGCCCAAGGCGCAGAAGCAAGCCTTTGCAGCAATGCAATTCGAAAACGTAGAACAGGAGTGGTAATGAAAATCTATCCGTACATGAATGGTAGCAAGTCCGCTAAGGCTCTGGCTGAAGGCTTGGGTATTCGGGTATTGAAACGTGAAGGCAAGCCCGTACGGGGCCATCTGGTGATTAACTGGGGATGTTCTGCGATTGACCGAGAGGTTGGTGAGAACATCCTCAATAAGCCTGTGGCTATCCAACGTGCAGCTAACAAACTTCGTACGTTTGAGACGTTCATGAAAGAGAACGTTCCTACGGTTGAGTGGACTACTGATTTAGAGATTGCACTTGGTTGGTTGAAAGAAGGAAGTGATGTTGTGACTCGTCACAAACTTTCTGGGCACAGCGGAGAGGGCATCGAAATCACCACAGCAGAGCAGTTTGCTAAGAATGAAGCGGGCCTTGTTCGTGCCCCTCTCTACACAAAGTACACGAAGAAGAAGGATGAGTACCGGATTCATGTATTCCAAGGTGAAACGATTTTCCAACAGCGTAAGGCACGTAAGAAGGATGTTCCTGATGACCAAGTTAATTGGCAAGTACGTAATCTTACTGGCGGCTTCATCTTTGCGAATGATGCTGTCGTTGCTCCTGATGTTGTGTTGGATGCCGCAAAGAAAGCTGTTGTGGCTTTGGGACTTGATTTTGGTGCCGTGGACGTGGGCTACAAAGATGGAGCAGCGGTTTGCTATGAAGTGAACACGGCATGTGGCCTTCAAGGAAAAAATCTTGAGAGCTATGTAAAAGCCTTCCAACAATTCCTGTAAATAGGATTCTCAGATGAACATTCGTATAGCTCTGCAAGTGGCTGGTGTTCTGGAAGATGAAGGGGTTGTTTCCACTGTAGCTCTTGCCCTTCGGACACTCGCTAAGGAGTACCAAGTTGTGAAGGCTGAACTTGATGCTTTGGAATATGAACGTACGAGACACATTCCGGCACTTTTAAAGGAGGGCTTTGTTGAGCGGCGTATGCATCGAAAAGATTAAGCATGATGATCCTAAGTGCGGGGCACATGCGCTTCAGGTGTTCATGGCAGATGATGGTACATATAATGGTTTTTGTTTTAGTTGCGGAGCGTATGTCTCCGATCCCTACCGGGACAAACCGAAGGACTACAAGCCTGTAGCAATCCGAAAGACGCAAGAACAGATTGATAAAGAGCTTGCTGAGATTCACGACTACCTCACCGTAGCCCTTCCTGAACGCAAGCTTAGGAAAGAATCTCTCGAATACTTCGGCATCAAGATTGGCGTCAGTGAGGCTGATGGAGCTACACCAGTCTCCCACTATTACCCGTACTACTTGGACGGCGTGTTGGTGGGTTACAAGGCTCGTGTGATTGAAAACAAACAGATGTGGAGCATTGGAGATTGCAAAGATGTTGACTTGTTCGGTTGGAACGAAGCAGTTGCAGCAGGAGGCAAGACGCTCTACATCACTGAGGGCGAATGTGATGCAGTTGCCTTGTATCAAATCTTCAAGGATAAAGCCCGAGGTGGGCAATATGCCGATCTCAATCCCGCTGTTGTGTCCGTCCCGCATGGAGCAGCAGCAGCCGCTAAAGACCTTACTAAACTAAAGGCGAAGATTGATCGAGTCTTTAAGGAAGTGGTGTTCGTATTTGATACGGACAAGGCTGGGGAAGAAGCTGTTGAGAAGTGCATGGTTGTCTTTCCTAATGCTAAGAGCGCTGTTCTTCCCGGTAAGGATGTAAATGACTGTCTCATCAAAGGCAAGGGCATTGCGGCCTTCAATGCTATCCGGTTTAACGCGACCAAGCCGAAGAACACACGCCTTGTCTTCGGGCAATCCCTTCATGAGACGGCAAAAGAACCTGCTGTGTATGGAGTTAGTTGGCCGTGGAAACACATCACTGAAGCCACTCGCGGTATCCGTTTGGGCGAGACGATTTATATTGGTGCCGGTCAGAAGCAAGGGAAATCCGAGGTGGTCAATTCGTTGGCGTCTCACTTCATCAAAGAACACGGGTGGAAAGTTTTCCTATGCAAACCTGAAGAATCAAACAACAAGACTTACAAACTTGTTGCGGGAAAAATGGTTGGAAAGATTTTCCACGACCCGAACGTTGCATTCGATGAAGAGGCGTTTGACAAAGCAGGGGGGATGATTGGCGACAATCTGTTCATGTTGAACTTGTATCAGCACGTAGGCTTTGAAACGCTGAAGGACGATATCAAAGCGGCTGTTGCTGAAGGTTGCAAGGTTGTTGTGATTGACCCGATTACTAACCTGACCAATGGTATGTCTGCGGCAGATGCCAATGTCAAGCTGCAAGAGATTGCACAAGATTTAGCAGCAATGGCTTTGGATTTAAATATCGTCATATTCTTGTTTTGCCATCTACGCAATCCCGATAGTGGTCCTCCTCATGAACGTGGTGGGGAAGTATTAAGCTCTCAGTTTGCGGGTTCTCGTGCGATGGCTAGAAGCTGTAATTTGATGTTGGGTCTGGAGGGAAATCGAAGTCCTGACCTCCCGAAAGAAGAACGAAACCTTCGAACGCTTGTTCTCCTTGAAGATCGGGCTTTCGGCAATGTAGGCAGGTTTGGTTTGTATTGGGATGACCGTACTGGACTATTTAATGAAATCAACAGCTAGTGTAATAATTCCTGTTGTTCTCTAGTAAATAGATTGTGAACTACTAGAGGATGATATGGAACTAACACAAGAGGAAGTGCAAAAACTGTTTGATTACAACTTCATCACGGGAATTTTTAGTTGGAAGGTTTCTGTGAAAGGCACTAAAGGGAACGGAAAAAAGGCAGGGACGATAACCCATGCTGGTTACGATGATGTGTGCATCCGAGGAAAGAAGTACGGACTGCATAGAATTGCATTCTTGTACATGGAAGGGGCCGTTCCTGCCAATGTAGATCACGTCAATAACATTAAGAGTTGCAATGCTTGGCACAATCTACGGGAGGCATCCATTTCTCAGAACAGTTTCAATTGTGCAGGGAGAGGCACTAAATCAGGATACAAGAATGTGATTTACGATCCGAGAGGACGAAAGAAATGGACAGCATCTATCATCGTTAAAAAGAAACGAATCAGTCTAGGCTACTTCATGACGCCAGAAGAAGCTAATGAAGCTGCCATTGAAGCACGTAATAAACATCACGGAGAATTTGCACGACATGTCGCACACCTACCGAGTCAACCCTGAGACACATGAAGAAGAAGTTGAGCGTCGTCACCTTCGCCGAAAGATTGAGAAGCAGTTGAAAGAGAAAAGTTTCAAAGATTCATTCCTCTATCAACCGGATGAAGAATACGAAATGGGGAGCAATGACGAAAGTAATTGAAGAATTCTATGCAAAGAATTTTAACAATCTTGTCAAGAAGCTCACCTTCAGGGCAGGAACAACATGGGATGCTGAAGATGCCATTCATGATGCGTTTGAGCGAGCTATCAAGTATTTTGCTTCCTTCGATCCAAACAAATCTGCCTTTCCTCTGTGGTTTAATCGCATCCTTGTCAACTCACTGAAGGAACACTTCTCACGGAATCAAGGACGAGGTGATGTTGAGTTTGAAGAAGACATGGTTGATGGTGTCCCTTGTGGGCATTATGCGGACAAGGTTGTTGATGAAATCAGGGAGCGAATCAAGACACGTAAGCCACACATTGCCGAAATCCTGCATCTATTCTTTGAGAAAGGATATGGAGCAAAGGATATTTCACGCATGGTTGAAAGCTCCCATATTGCAGTTAATCAAACCATCTTCCGATTTCGGGAAGAGCTGAGGAAGGATTACCGTAGCGAATGAAAGTCTGTGTGTTTGATACTGAGGCGGACGGACTTCTTGACACAGTAACGAAAGTTCACTGCGGTGTTTTCACCAGCCTTGATGGTAAAGAAGTAACCAAGTTCCAACCGAATCAGATTCAAGACATGCTTCGGTATATGGACACTTGCGATGTATTGATTGCTCATAACTGCATTGGGTATGACTTCCCGATGCTTAAGAAAGTAACGGGATATGTGTTCAAGGGGAAAGTAGTAGACACCTTGCTCATGTCCAGAGCCTTGAATCCTAAACGTTTCCTTCCTCCACATGCGAAAGATCGTAGAGCGGGCCCGCACAGCATTTATGCTTGGGGCGTTAGAGTTGGGATTGATAAGCCCGACCACGAAGATTGGGAGAACTATTCTCCAGAAATGCTTCACCGATGTACCGAAGACGTAGAGATTAATCGCCTCACCTACCATGCCTTGATGCAGGAGGCTGCTGACAGTGGGGGTAAGTGGCGTGACGCTTTCTTGTTAACTTTCAAGCTGTTCCAGAATTTGCAAGAGCAAGAGGAGTATGGCTGGTACGTGGACAAGCAGAAAATGCTTGACAACATTGTTGAACTTGAGCAGCTTATGCAAGAGATTGACGATGAAGTGATTCCACAACTACCGAACATTCTTGAGATTCTGGAGGTAAAGAAAGATGGACAAGTCAACTGGGTACGGAAGCCCTTCCTCAAAAGCTGCAAGCCTTCTGAATCGACTAGCAAACATTTTGGATTGGACGGGAGTGCTTGCGTTGGTGGTCCCTATAGTCGTATTGGTTTTCGCCCTGTTGATGTAAATAGCCGTAACGAGACAGTTGATTTTCTTCTCTCTGTAGGATGGGAGCCCGTCGAGTGGAACTACAATGACGATGGTGAAAGAACGTCGCCTAAGCTTTCTAAGGATGATCCATTCGAAGGCGTGGAAGGTGAAGTTGGAAAGCTTGTTTCCAAACGAGTGCAGTGTCGGCATAGAAAATCTCTCGTTGAAGGCTTACTTGAGCTTGTGCGAGACGATGGACGTCTACCAAGCAGTGTTGCCGGGATGGCTGTTACCGGAAGAATGCAGCACCGATGCATCGTAAACATCCCAGCAGCCAAAAGTTTCTTCGGAAAACAACTCCGAGAAATGTTCTCCTGTCCTCCCGGAAAGGTACTTGTATCTACTGACTCCGATCAAAACCAGCTAAGACAGCTAGGCGCTCGAATGAATGAGCCTGCCTATATCGAAGCATTGGTTAATGGGGATAAAGACAAGGGCACTGACGTTCACACACTTGCTCAGAAAATGGCTGGCCTTGAGACAAGAGACCAAGGTAAGACATTCCAATATGGAGTGTTGTTTGGAGCAGGAGACGCCAAGACAGGCAAGATCATTAAGGGGAATGCAGAGAAAGGGAAACAACTTAAAGCAACGTTCTTCAAGAACCTGCCCGGCCTACAAAGATTGATGGATAGGTTGATTGCTGAATGGCGTAGGACAGCCAAGAAGCGAATGAATAAGAAGTATGGCCGTGTGGAGTATTACGACGGCATCATCACTGGTCTGGACGGTCGTCCAATCAAGATCAGTTCAGAGCATCAAATCCTTGTTTATCTTCTCCAGTCAGACGAAGCAATTCAAATGTCTGCTGCGTACAACTACGCCATTGCAAAACTTAAACGAAAGTATCGTTATGGAGAACAGGTGCATGTTGTCTGTTTCTACCACGATGAATTCACGTTTGAATGCGATGAAGATATTGCAGAGGATGTAAAGAAAATCACAGAGGACGCTATTTCTTGGGCAGGGCGTTTCTACAACATAGCTTGCCCTCACGTTGGTCAGGGCAAGATTGGTAAAAACTGGTACGAGGTACATTGATGGCAAAAGTATTTGTTGGTGTTGAATTCGTTGAAGGGCTGAACAAGAAAGAATATACGTATGTGGCTGATACGGTAGTTCATCATGGAATGCCCGCAGCCGGTTGGTTTGCAGTGGTGGACACTCCCACTCGTGGCTATGCACTGGTGAAGGTTAAGCGTGTTCTGCAAGAAGCTCCTGTTGCCGGTATCGACTACAAGCACATTGTTGCATTCGTATTCGATGGTCCGTATCTGGCGCTTAAAGCACAGCAAGCTAAGGAGCATGAACGGGCTCGTGCTGTGAAGGCACGTATTGCCAAGCTTGGTGTTAATGAACTTGAAGAACTTCTTGCCATCTACGAGGATGCGTAATGACCAATCGTGAATTGATTGAGAAGCTACAGAAGCTTCCTAAAGATGCAGAAGTTGTGATGTCGGATGGAATTGGACACTTTCCGACTAATGCAACGTGCTATGACAACGAAGAAGAATTTATCGTAATCGAATAAGGAAAAATAATAAATATGGGTTTGAACGCATCGAAGGTCAAAGGCGGTAACGCAAATAAAGTGGAACAACCGGTGATGGAAGCAGGCACTTATCCTGCACGTCTGGTTCAAGTGATTGACTTTGGCCTTCAGCCGCAGCGAGCTTTCAAGGGTGAAGCGAAGCCTCCTGCACATGAAATCTCCACCACGTACGAGTTTGTCGATTGCTTCATGGTGGATGAGAAGGGTAATGACATTGAAGATAAGCCACGCTGGGTGAGTGAGACTTTCCCCCTGCGTAACATCATGGCTGACTTGGCAACCAGCACTAAGCGAGCTAAGGCACTCGATCCAGAGAATGTTCACGAAGGTAATTGGCCTGCTTTGCTTGGCAGTCCTGTGAATGTCACTGTGGTGATTAACGAGAGCAAGGGCAAGGTTTATACAAACATTGCTTCCACCGCAACGATGCGAGCTAAGGATGCTCAGAAGTGTCCTGAGCTTAAGAACGATACGAAGTTCTTTGATTTGAGTGAGCCTGATTTGGAAGTGTTCAACAGCCTTCCTGAATGGATTCGAGAGAAGATTAAGGGGAATCTGAATTATGCTGGTTCAAAGCTTGAGGCTTTGTTGGGCGGTGAAGATAATCGTGAGGCACCGAAGAAGGAGGACAAGGGTGAAAAACCCGAACAGGAGAAGCCCGCTCGTGCCAATGCTGCACCGAAAGCCGAGGAAGATGAGGATGAAGACGCACCTTGGTAAGACAGTGTTTGATTGACAGCGATGTAATTTGTTACGAAATCGGCTTCGCATCGGAGACGGCATGGAAACATGCCTCTCCCAACTCAGACGATCCCCCACCTTGGGATTTCGTAGAGGAGTTATTGCTACGCCGTATCGACCACATCGAACATGAATGTGAAGCAACACTCCCCTCAATTTTTTTCTTTACAGGCAATGGCAATTTTCGCTATGAGTTGGCTAAACGAACTCCTTACAAGGAACGCGCTGGACACAAACCGTTTCACTACAAGAACATCAAAGCCTACATCAAGGGTGTATTCGAATACCGAGAAACGGACGGCCTTGAAGCAGACGATCTTATGTCGATTGAGCAAACTCTTCGACCAGACGAAACCATTATCTGCACTAGAGACAAAGACTTGCGCAGTGTGGATGGATGGCATTTTGGATGGGAGTTGGGAAACCAGCCTTCGTTCGGACCTCTCCGAGTGGATGGTTATGGAGCTATTTTTCTTAGTGACGACCGCAAGAAAGTCACAGGGTATGGGCTGAAGTTCTTCCTAGCTCAGTGCCTCACTGGCGACAGCGTAGATAGCGTACCCGGATTGCCCAAATGCGGGCCTGTAGCAGCCTTCAACATCCTTGCCAATACCAACACCTATGCCGAAGGCATCCATGCCGTCTCAGAGGCTTACATGGCTCGCTATGACGAAGGTTACTACGAAGCGCTTGAGGAACAGGGTAGGTTGCTGTGGATGACTCGCAAGCTTAACGAGGATGGTACGCCTGTCCTATGGGATGTGCATGCCACGTACTGAGTTTAATGGAGGAAAGTGGACGGAAGCGAAGTTTCACTCATTCGTCAAATCAGCATTGCGGGCTGCTTCTCGCAAGTGGCCTCCGAAGTTCGAAACGATAAACGATGCATATGTAGGAACCCAAATCAATGCATCAAGTGGTCGCCTAGCAAAGCACTTCCGGTGTGCAGCTTGTGCAGGCTTATTCACCAGCACGAACATTCAGGTTGACCACATCCACGCTATCATCGATCCAAAAATCGGCTTCACCAATTGGGATGATGTTGTAAGCGCTATGTTCTGTGAAAAAGAAAATCTACAGGTTCTATGCAAGCCGTGTCACAAAATCAAGACGGCTGAAGAACGAAAACTAAAAAAGGAATCTAAGAATGGATAATTACAAAGGCTTCTCCCTGTTCAATGACGTGGATGATGAAGCTCTCCAAACATTTAATCGTGCTCGTGTTCTAGCAAACATTGCTCAAGATCATCTGAAGGGTGGCCGTGTGAACATCAAGGGTGCAGGTTTGGTGCTTGGGTATTTCAATACGTTGCCTGAAGCTGAACGTCTCCCAGTGAAGATGAAGTTTGAACAGCTTATGAAGCAAGATGGCTTTGCTCTGGTCCCGCGCTAATGGCTAGTGAGTATATTGCCGATCCTGTTGGGATTCGGTTGGCTAGAGAAGCAAATGCCAAACAAGTTGGTGGACAGCACTATCAAGGTGCGATTCAAACTTGGGATTACATCGTAGCCAACGATCTTGGTTATCTTGAAGGCAACGTCATCAAGTACGTGTCTCGCTACAAGAAGAAGAACGGTATTGAGGATTTGAAGAAAGCAGATCATTACCTACAGAAACTTATGGAGACTGTCGTAAAAACACAAGAAAAGGAATAAATGGTATGTAACCTTATGGAGAATACATGCCAAAAGTAATGAATAGAAATAGAAACTGCGCAAATTGCCAGAAAGAGTTCAGCCTTGACGACGAAGGTGCAAGAAAGAAATATTGCTCTGAAAGATGCATGTCGCAGTTTCACTGGAACAAGCAAGGTAAGAAATATCGTAACTCCGAGAAAGGGAAGGCGTCAATGTTCGCATGGCGTCTTAGGAAAGAGTTTGGAATCACGGTAGACGACTACAACAATATGTTAGAAGCACAAAACCATTCTTGTGCAATTTGCAAACGAACGGACCCTACTGGATATGGCTGGCATGTGGATCATTGCCATGCCAAAGGGCATGTTAGAGGTTTGTTGTGCAGCTTGTGCAATCAAGGCCTTGGGCTGTTTAAAGAAAATTCAGATGTAATGAAAAGGGCAATCGAATACATTGAAACTCGCTGAGATTTCTGTAGAACTTATCGGCCACTATGGTAACGATGAAACCGTAGCAAATGCAGCTCGTGTGTCTTTCGATAAACACGCAAGCAACTATACTGCTGAACAAAACAACAAACTGCTGCACTATTTAGCACGGAATAACCACCACTCCCCCTTTAATCATGCTTTCCTATCATTTCGAGTCAAGGCACCGATCTTCGTAAATCGTCAGCTTGTAAAACATAAGTTTTTACCTTGGAATGAAGTATCTCGTAGGTATGTCGATGATGAGCCAGAGTTCTACTTTAGGAAGTTTCATGGTAAAGCCGCGAACGTCAAGCAAGGTTGTGATGAAACAGCCGTTCTCAAACTTCCGTATTACAACTATGCCAAGGGTATTGAGGATGCGCTGTCCAATTATAAAGATGCGTTAGAGCTTGGTGCTGCACCTGAAGATGCCCGGATGTTGTTGCCGCTGAACATGATGTCAGAATTTGTTTGGTCAGGAACCCTTGGTGCATTCCTTGACATGCTTGTTCTTCGTTTAGACAAACACACACAGTTTGACAGCCGTATCGTAGCCAAGAAGATTAGTGAGAAGGTTGAGGAGTTGTTTCCTATCTCACATAGCGCCTACATAAAAGGATAATAAATGACGCGAATCGTTGTAATCCCTGACACCCAAGTTCATGAGGGTGTTGACATGGCTTACCTGAATCACATCAGTCAATACATCGTAGAGAAGAAGCCTGATTATGTTGTACACATTGGCGACCATTGGGACATGCCTAGTTTGTCCAGTTATGATTTCGGGAAACGTCAGTTTGAAGGCAGGCGCTATCGTAACGATATTGACTACGGTAACGTTGGTATGGACATTCTTACCCAGCCTATCCTAGATGAAGTGGATCGGTTGGAGCGTAATAAGAAGAAACGTTGGCAACCTAAACTTCACTTCCTGTTGGGTAATCATGAAAATCGTATCTCGCGTGCTGTTGATAATGATGCAAAGCTTGAGGGTGCTATTGGCCTTGATGATCTTAGGCTTGATGATTGGACTGTGCATGACTTCCTTGATCCTCTGTTCCTTGAAGGCGTTGCTTTCAATCACTATTTCACAACTGGACTCGCTGGCCGACCAGCTTCTACTGCTGCTGCGCAACTGAACAAGCAACACATGAGTTGTATTGCAGGACACCAGCAAGGGCTTCAGATTGCCACTGGGAAGCGTGCTGATGGCGCTCTGCTTACTTCTGTTATTGCTGGTAGTGGTTACCCCCATGATGAAGCTTACTTGGGCGTACAGGGCAACAAACACTGGCGTGGAATCCTAGTGCTGAATGACGTACATGATGGTGAATTTGATTTGATGCCGGTTAGTCTCTCGTACCTCAATAAGAAATATAACTAATGATTGAAATTGACATTAAACGCGATGAAAACTTTAACGAGCAGGGAAAAGACCTACTTTCGAAATATTATTCGGACGGCAGAGAGGGAATCCAAAAAGCTATCGCTAGGGCAGCCAACTGCTTCAGTTATGGTGATGAAGCCCTTGCTCAGCGTATCTATGACGCTGCCAGTAAGCATTGGTTCTTCTATAGCTCGCCAGTGCTTAGTAATGCTGTGGACGGATATTGGCAGGAAGGTGGCCGAATCCCGTACAACACAAAAGAATTCTGGTTAGCCGATAAGGATTACCGAAAAGCCTGCTGGAGAGGTGCAGAACCAAAAGCGATGCCTATTGCGTGCTTCGGTGGGTACGTACCTGACACTATTCAAGGACAGATTGATGTTAGTAGCGAACTTGCTTTGCTTTCTGTTATGGGTGGCGGGACCGCCCTGCATAGTGGCATACGTGCTGTTTCCGAGAAAGCCCCCGGACCCATCCCCTTCTTCAAAACCGTGGATGGCATCATGGGGTATTACCGGCAAGGACGAACTCGTAGGGGCTCTACTGCTTTGTATCTGGACATTAGCCATCCTGACATTGTCGAGTTTATTAATATTCGGAAGCCCAGTGGCGGCGATCCGGCACGAAAGATTAACAACCGCCCCGGTGTGCACAACGCAGTAAACATCACAGACGCTTTCAAGGAAGCTGTTGATAGGAATGAAGGTTGGGATTTGAAATGCCCTAACACTGGCGAAGTGCACCACACGATGCCCGCCCGAGAGCTTTGGGAACAACTACTAGAAACAAGGGAACTAACTGGTGAGCCTTATTTGTATTTCATTGATGTTGCTAACCGTGCTTTGCCTGCTGCGCAGCGGGCACTCGGACTTACGAACAAAGGCAGTAATCTGTGTAGTGAGATTACGCTCGCTACTGATATTTCTCGCACTTTTGTTTGCTGTCTTAGCAGCCTTAATCTAGAGAAATATGATGAGTGGAAAGACACAACTCTTGTTAGCGATCTTGTCCGCTTCCTTGACAATGTGGTTCAGTGGTTTATTGACAATGCTCCACCCGGCTTGGGCCGTGCCACTTACAGCGCTCTCCGTGAGCGTGCTCTTGGCATCGGTGCTATGGGCTTTCACAACTACCTAATGTCGAAAGGCATCCCATTTGAATCTGGAGGTTTTAACAGTGCTGCTCAAATCAATTTCAATCTATTTAAGCGAATCAATGAAGAAGGTTTGCGAGCGTCAAAGGCTCTTGGTGCAGAGCGTGGAGAGTGCCCCGACATGGAAGGGACTGGCCGCCGTAATAGCCACGTCTTTGCCATTGCTCCTAATAGCAACTCCTCTGTTCTTTGTAATACAAGTCCTTCTATTGAGCCTATCGCTTCCAATGCTTATACTCAGAAAACTCGTGCAGGTATTTACCTCGTAAAGAACAAATGGCTTGAACCTGTATTGGAGAAGTATGGAATCAATACCGAGGAGACTTGGAAGTCTATTGTTCGTAACAACGGAAGCGTCCAACATATCGAAGCACTTCCAGCTGAAGAAAGGAATGTCTTTAAAACTGCATGGGAAATCGATCAACACTGGGTTGTTGAGCATGCTGGCAACCGTCAACAATTCATCTGCCAAGCCCAGTCTCTCAATGTATTTTTCCTTCCCGGCTCAGATCGAGAATATATTAATTCTGTGCACTTGAAAGCTATGAGGGAAGGGAAGATTAAGAGTATGTACTACTTCCGTACAGGAGCCGCTAGTAAGGCTGATACGGTTAAAACAATTCAACGTGTTGTGCTGAATCAAGAATCAGCTACAGCATGTCTTAGCTGTGAGGGTTAATGTACGCATCTAATGGCTTGTATATCGAAAAAGAGTTTGAGGACGGGTTAGTTTTCTACTATGTAGTAAATAGCTTTAGGGACATTCTTCTCTCCACTACATCTTACAGCACCGCAGAGGACTATATTAATGCTGCTTGAAGTATCCAAGAGCTACGTACCGATCTATCCGCAGTTTGTAGAGATTACGATTGAACATGAACAAGCCCATTGGGGCGAGTGGGAAGCAAAGCTGCAAGACGATGTAGAGTCTTGGAAAACCGGAAAGATTACAGATAAGGAAAAATATTTTGTCAACTCCATCCTACGATTATTCACCCAGTCAGATGTTGCGGTTGGAAGCGATTATTACGACAATCTTATCCCGGTCTTCAGAAACAACGAGACAAGAAATATGCTCGGTTCTTTCGCAGGACGAGAAGGCGTACATCAGCGGGCCTATGCTCTCCTCAATGACACTCTCGGATTTGGAGAAGGATTCTATTCAGAGTTTCTTGAATACGGAGAAATGAAGGAAAAGCTTGAGTTCATGCTTGATGTCAAGAACACTAGTCCGCATGAGATTGCTAAAGGGATTGCAAAGCAAGTGTTGGTGGAAGGTGTTTGTCTGTTCGCTTCTTTTGCTATGCTTCTTAACTTCCAGCGTCAAGGGAAGCTTATGGGCATGGGGGATGTAAACCAATGGAGTATTCGGGATGAGTCTATCCACGTTAAAGGTTTGGCTGCTCTCTTTCGTCAATTCGTTAAAGAACAGCCTGACGTTCTCACGGATGCGTTCAAGAAAGAAATCTATGAGACAGCACGAGATTGTGTACGATTGGAAGATGGATTCATTGACCTTGCCTTCCGAATGGGAGGAGTTGAAGGTATTTCTCCAGAAAGTACTAAGCAATACATCCGAAGCGTCTGTGACTACCGAATGCAGCAAATTGGATTCAAGCCTGAATATAACGTTGAAAACCCCTTTGATTGGCTTGACTGGATTACAAGCTCCTCAACTATCGAGAACTTCTTTGAATCAAACTCAGCAGGATATTCTAAGAACAGCATGGTTGGATCGTATTCGGGAGGGTACTAATGTCGATTGTTAGAATCGAAGGCGGCTGCACAATGATTGACTGGGGAAGCTATCCCTATCAATTCTATTATGAGTGGGCGGATACAGCGGGGACTCATCGTGAATACTTCAGTGCCACTCAGCATCCAGCGATTGGGGATACGATTGTCAATGGACAATTGGTTCCGAAGACTGGATACATCATCAACAACGATCCGGGCTTTCAGAAGAAACATCTTCCTAAGCGCACATGGCCGATTGAAAGTCAAGACGTTTAATCAAAAAAAAAGCCCCCTTGGATTTCTCCTTGGGGGCTAATCACTTGGGGTCGGCTCCGCAACAGAGCCAGCAACATTCTACCTCACTTCTTCCTACCGTGGTCTTTCAGGTGATGCTTGTTCTTCTTACGATTGGCATTGACAGAGATAGCATGCAGGTTCTTGCTGCTGTTGTCTGCCGTATTCATATTTTTATGGTCAACATCCTTGCCATCACCCTTGTGCACCTTACCTTCCTTCTCAAGCTTCCTACGTGCTGCATTACGCTGTGCTCTGCGTTCCTTCTGGAGTGGGCTGGAGTTATAAGCCCGTTGCCGTTTGCTATCCGCTGTAGCATTGGCTTTTAGTTGCCCCTTCTTTGCCATTACTTTTTCTTATTCCCTTTGTATCGGTTGCCGTGCCCAGTGGTGTCTTTGCCGTTGTGGGTTTTATTAGCCCAAGCCAAGATGCCCTTAGCCTGCTTCGTACTCATGTGTTCTTTCTTAGCCATGCTCTTAGCAGCACTAGCTTTGCTCATCTTTGCTTTAGCCATTATTTAACTGCCCTATTCTTAGCCACTTGATCCCGATTGCTTGCGCTATTCTCCGCTTCCGGGTAAATGTAGTTGATGACGTATTGTTTAAGCCAAGGGTACTTCTGTTCCATTGTTGTCAAAGCTGCTGCTGGTTCAGCGTACCGACCTGTAGGTGTGTATCCTTTTCGTTGCATTTCCTTGATTGTTGTAGCAGTAGCAAGGAACTCATTCAACGCATCCCCATTACGTGCACCTTGTGGGTCCACACTAGGGAAGTCATGTTGTGCTGCATCGTCCAGCATCTTCTTCCAGTTGTCTCCGAGGCCATCATTGAACGTACCGATGTTTGCCATACGTGCATGTTGAATCTCATGCAAAGTAGTAGCCAATGCTTCATTTACCTGAGAAGTGGGCAAAGGTTTACTGCTTTTTGTAGGATTGCCATTCTTATCTGTCCAAGTGACGTTAGAGCCTTGAACCTTTCCCAGTTTGATTGCGTCACCAGAAAGTCCTCCATAACTAGCTGTAGCTCCATCTTCCGCTTCAGAACCCGTCACTTTGGTATTGATTGCATCTACGTGGTCGGGGAAATCTTTCTGGATAATCCCTACAACCTGTTGCCCCAGTGCATTAGATTGGTCATGGTACTGACCACCATCAGGCTTGCCGTTATATCCAACGGTAGGTCCGCTAGTAGTCTTATTGGTACTCAGGTAGTCGGAAAAGTCAGCACTAGCATTAGCATTGCTGCTACCCGTTGCTAGTGCCAATCCGTTTCCCAAGATTTTTGTGATGTACTTGCGCGTTTCATCTGGAATGTAAAGTTTCCAGCCTCCACCAGTCTGAGTAGCTTTCGCTACAGCACGCTCAATCTTTCCTGGCCCTGCGTTGTAAGCGGCCACGGCCTGTTCTTGATTCCCATGAAAGTTCTTCACCATTGCGTTCAGATAGTCTTTGCCGAAGCGGACATACTCATCCACTGAGTTGTTCTGAATCGGTGTCACTCCATAGCCGGGGTCACCCCCAGTCTTTGGCATCACCTGAGTAATTCCCTGTGCACCTTTCGAGCTGGTTAGCAGGTTTCCGCTATCATCCAAATGCTTCCCGCCACTCTCCGTGTTAATGAGCCTTGCGAATAGCCCTGCGGAGGTCGTAGGAGCGCTAGGAGCGGCTGCTTGCTGTGGGGCAAGGTCTGGTATTGCCGGAGGTTTGTTGGCTGTCACAGAGGCTAAATCAGGACCATTCATTTCCCAAGGCATCTTCTGATGCATGAGGGAGTCAATACCTTCCTTGACAGGCTGAACAACGTCAGAGAGAACGTTGCCAGCCGCCTTGGTCAATCCTTGCCAACCCATGCTCCAAGGGCCATCGTCAGGAAGTTCTTGGGTTTGTTGAGTTGCTTCAGCCATTTCCGCCCACCTTTGCCCAAGTGGACTTGTCGCGATAATCGCCAGTACCAGACCACTTATAGCCATTAACCACTTGACCCGGCTTAACTGGATATACTTGCGGCAAGAGATAGTATTTATGGTCATCCCAATATTTCTGATAGTCGGTTGTGCCTTCCATGTGTGCACCGATACGCACAGTGGAATTCAAACCTTGTGCAGCCGTCTTCAAGCCGTCGATAGTGGTTGCAGCTTGCTTGCTATCATCAGCAGACAAACCTTTCTTCGGACTGAAGCTAACCCCTGCTCCAGTGAAGTTGACATCCACTGCATCAGAGATATTGGTTGCACTGTTCGGAAGCGTGCCTTGTAGCTTAGTACCCACTGCATTGACGATTGCAGGTTGGTAGAGCATCTGGAAAGTCTTCTTTGCTGACTGTGCAGCAACAGGATCAATCTGGCCGTGTTGCATCATGTACGCGTACTCAGAGCTACCGAAGAAGTCAGCAAGACCCTTGAGCTTGTCTGGTGTAGCTCCCTGATTCAAGAGTTGCCCCGTTTGTGAAAGCAGGTTGTTGACAGCGTTAGAACCTTCAGTGTTGCCTTGCATCGAGTCCGCGAACTTGCCCCCACGAAGTTGATTGATACCAAACTTCAAGCTCTTGAGTGCGTCTGCTTCCACTTCAGGATTACCAGCCACTTGAGGGACATACGAACCCGGAAGCCCGTTCTGCGTAGGTGTGTTCGTTAGACTAGTCATCGCTTTCACTGTGGCTTGCGCATTCGTAGCCATCAGAAGGGGATTGTTAGTACCAAGCATCTGAGACGCAGCAACAAGCTTTTGAACCTGAGGGTCTTGGTTCATAATCAAGATTTTCTGACGAGTCACCATGTCAGTGTACTGACGATTCAAATCCTCACTGCGTTTAGCAGGATCGAGCAGCTTGCCAGCTAGAGCATACTTGCTCTCAAACAGAGAACGATACGGAGCAGCGAGTTCTGGATTCTGTCCTGCCAAAGCTTGAAGCGTTCCGCTAATCTGTCCGTACTGATTCTGCAAGATCATCTGTGCAGCTTCAGGCGTTTTCCGTCCTGCCTGCACATCGTTGTACAGGGATTGATAGGTTGCATCGAATGCATCCATATTCTTACCTGCCATGTCTGCAACCATCGTCACTGCTTGTTGTTTCTGCTGCCGATCTGCTTGAGACTGGTTGAATGTCTGACGATCTTTATCAAGATTGAACTGAGCCGTCTGTGCTTGCAATTGCTTCTGTGCCATCAAGTTACCTTGTGACGCAGTGATGATTGCACCACGTTGAGCTTCATTCATACTTGGGTCAAGATGGTATCCTTGAGAGATTGCTTCGTTGTTCTCTTGGTCACGAATCTTCTGTGCTTCATCTTGACGCTGCTTAACAATATTGTCAGTGTCGCCAGTCTGAGTGGTGGCCTTGAATGCGGCATTCAGTCCGCTGATGTCAGAAGCAAGCTGTGGATATGCAGCGAGCGATTTGTTGTAGACAGCCATCGATCGCACATGAGCTTCCTGAGCGTCCATCTGTCCTGAAGCTACAGCGCTGTTGATTGCTGCTTGCTGTTGGCCAATATCTCCAAGGATTGAGTTTTTGGCCTTCTGCATCTGAATGTTGTAGTAGTTGTCTACGCCCTTACCAAGCAAATCAACAACACCCGCCAAGGCTTGTGGAACATTGCTTTGAGGAACGGGAGTACGTTGAGCAACTACCGGATTGTCTCCAGCCCCCGAAGGGGCTTGGAGGTCAGCGGATTGGGCACTAAAATCGGCCATTACTTATTTTCCTTTAGGTATTTATCCAACTCGTTCTGTGAGTTCTTGGCGAAGTCCAATGCGTCATTCATCTGCTTCTTTGTGTCATCGCTGACATCCATGTTTGCAATACGAGTGCGATAGTCGGTCATGCCGGGAAGGTTGAACGAATTGAACATCTGCTTGGTGAGGTTGGCATCTGTGCCAACAGAGTCACGCATCCACTGCTGCTGAATGATTTGCATAGCATCAGGATCGTTTGCGTAATACTGCATGGCAGCACCAGTAACGTCCGTCATAAACTTGGTATCGGGACTTTCGTTCTCGTAGTAATGCTGTGCGTAGAACTTCTTAATATCCTTATATACCTTCAATACTTGCTGTTTATGACTATTCGTGTCCTGACGCATCTGATTTGCCAAGTCATAGTTCTGAGCCTGAGCCTGTGACGTAAAGCCGAATGCCTGTGCAATCACATCACCATTGGTCGTGTTGCTGTCAATCAGCGTGCCGTATTGGTCACGTCGCTCTCCAAACTTCTTCACCAGATATGCCTTGTGAGCATTGGAGAATCCCGAAGAAAGATCGGCAGTGGAGGTCATCAGGTCCACAAACTTCTCTGGCGTAGTCCGATCATCGAACGGTTTAGGATTGAAGAACGAAGCCATGTTCTTAGCTACGTTAGCGAATCGGCTACCGATCAAACCAGAAGAAGGACTATTCATCACAGTTTGGTAGACGCCTTGCCCAGTGAGGCTGTGCCAAAGCTTCATCCACCCATCCAATCCGTACGGACTAAGAGCAGAGAAGTCTTGTTTGTGCGTTCCTTCAAAGATCGTATTCAACGTATGGTTGTACAGCGTTGACACAATCCCATCCCTCAATACCTCTGAAGCCGTTGAACCATCATCCGGCATGAAATCGAAGTTCAGCGCATTCGACATTCCATCCAGAGCCGTTCCCCAAAGAAGCAAATCCCCAACAGCCATCTTTGCCCTAACAGCAGGATCGATACGACGATTGGTATATTGCAAGAGAGCCTTGTGAGGCATCTGCATGAACTGAAGGAGAGCAGCAGCAGCCCCTTGGTTATACGGCATGTCTCCAGCAGCATTCATGTCATACGTCAGCGCACGAATCTCACTCTGCATCTGCTCCATCACGTTACGATCTTTCACATTACGACCAAGAGCTTTGTAACGGTCATACACAGCAGCGCTATGCGCCACCATATTTGCCAATTCTCCCGAGTCGAAACCCACACGACGGAGGGTTTGAGTCACAGCAGAAACACCTTTCGACAAGAGGTTTTGTTGATCCACCAGTGACGTGAGAGACGAACCAATCAGGTTATGATGTTTCACAGCTTCCGTGAATCCGCTACGATCCATGAACTTAGTGAAGTCGGTATCAATCCCACCAAATGCATGAGTGCTGTAGAACTCATTCATCAGCTTGGGAACACGTCCACTGATGATGCCTACCGGATTGTAGGAAGTGATTCGCCAAGCCTGTGCAGACTGCGTGATGATCTGGCGTAAGGGGTTGGTAGCGAGATAGGCTGCAAACACAGTCTTCTTCATCTTCCCCATTGGATCGGTTTCCCCAACAGCACGCAAGGCACGCTCAACCGTAGAGAATCCTTTGTGGCCTGCTTCGTCCGCCATCGTGTTGAATACAGCCTTCATGCCGTCATTCAGCGAGTTGATATAACCATTGCGGAGATAGTCCAGATATGCATACGTGCTACGTGCATCTGCCACCCGCTTGCTAGTGGTTTCTCCAAGACGGCCAATCTCGTCAATCGATTGTGGAAACTTGGCATCCCCCCAAGCCGTCTTCGGCAAGAGGGCAGAGTACTGCTGCATGAATCGATCGGTTGCAGTGTCGAGCATAGGACGCATCACAGTACGCCCGCTGATGCTCTTAGCAGCCCGTTCAGCGCTCCGAGCAGGACTGTCTACATACTTCATATCCCCAAGCATGTTAGGCGCACTTGCGTCCTCTAGGAGCTGCCCACGCTGACGCTGGTTGATGCGGCCACCAGCACTGTGGATGTCCCAGTGTTCATCTGAGTTGAACCTGAACTCTCTGCTATCGTTGCGAAGGCTGTACATCTTCGAAGGATCGTTAGCCACCATACGCTTGATGAAAGCATTGGCTTCGTTCGTGTCACCAGCAACAGCAACAGTACGGAGCTTGTTGCCTTGTCCATCCACTTCATCAATGAACTTCGCACCGTTGTATGAAATCGAGTAGTAGCCTTTACGCTTGTTCAACACACCATCGCTATCTCGCAACCCACGCGAATACTCGGTAGGGGTTTGACGAATAATCATGTCTCCCACTTCCTCACCAGACAGAGTAGTAGGACGACGGAGTCGGGCGATGGTGCCACCCTTGTTGTACAGATCGTCTAGCTCACCGGGAGCAAAACTGCGTACAGTATCGGTAGCAGGGTCGTAAAATCGTGAGACGTTGCGAACCTTGCCAATGGGGCGAGCAAACAATCGAGCATTCTTGTTTTCAAATAGTTCAAAGCCTTGGTTCCTCAGTGAACGAACAACATCAAGGTTTTCCAGATAGTGATGATCGTCCCAAAAATCACGCCACTTACGAATAGCACCAACTTCGGCACTATTAAATCCGCGAGCAGCCAAGTCAGCTTGGTCAAAATCAATACCTTTAAAGTTCGCTTCCCGAATATAGTCATTGACCTTTGCTTGTCTTGCTTCGGGGAATGAACGGAAATCCTTGGCGAAGTCTTCAGCCTTACCCACAAATGCTTTTTCAAACCGCGCGCCATAATCTTTCGCAATGGCAGCCGGACCAGTGATGTACTTAGAGAGTTTTGATGCAGCGTCTAGAATGTATCCATTCAGATTGCCACGATTCTTGAAGAACGTACCTGCAAACCTATCCAGTACATTACGCTTGACAGTGAGGTGTTCCATTTCGGAAGCGAACGTAGAACCAATTTCAGGATTGAACTTCACCTGAATCTTGAAGTCGCCTTCCTTCAGATTCTTAACGCTGTCTGCATCTACAGGAACGTGGTTGATGCCTTTCTTCTCAAGGATGGTGATGTCTGAATCATCTACACCATAGTGACGAAGTGCGTACTTGGCTTGCTCCATTGCATCTTCTGCATTCGAGAAAGAGCCACCCGGAACCTCATACACCTGATTGATGATTGCACGATTGCCCTCCCACTTGAACGAACTCATTGCATCATTAGCAACCAGACCGCTTGCGTTTCCAAAGTCGTTCACTACCCGTGCACGAGCCGTAGCTTGTTCAGCAGGGGTGAGCGCATTGACGCTGGTGTCATTCACCAAATCCACAAGGCGAGGATCAACAGCATTCTCAATACGTGCGTTACGGTCGATGTCATTGGTGCGAGAGAAGACAACACCACTGTCCGAAGTCTGAGGCATCACGTTATTGACGATAGCCTGTTGCTTGTCCACACCTGTGAGTGCATCCGACATTTCATCAGTGCCCTTAATCACAGCTTCTTGGAATCCACGAGCCGCGTCAGGATTGGAGTTCTGTGCAATCTCCATCGGACTATTCGGATTGATGTCGTGAGTGACACTTTGCTTTGTCATGCGAGACATAAGTTGTGCCAGATTCTCTTTCGGTACTTGAGGCACACCCTTGGGCATCAGCAATGCAGGCACCTTGGAAGCAGGAGAAACATCCTTGACACCAGAGCCACCAAGAAGGGCAGGAACACCGTTCTGCCCGGCTGTAGTTGCTTCCTGTGCCACGCCCATTGCCCTAGGGGTGAGAAGGGCACCAGCGTCTTTCTGAGCAGTCTGTACAGACTTACCATCACCACCAAGCAACGTACCTACGTTCTGAGGTTGATTTACAGGAGTCTTAGTGCCTTCCAATGCAGGCTCAGCCTTTCCACCAGCCGACGTTGCCGCACCACCCATAGTGGGTTCTGCTGGAGCATTCGTCACAGGGCCACTACCAACCGTGCCTTCCTGTCGAACTGTCGAGGGAGTGTGGGCGTTAGCTTTGGCAAACTGTTGAGCTTCGGCATCCGTCAGTGGGCCAGTGCCACCACCCACCATACGAGCTACGTTCTTGCCCATCAAACCAATATCGTGAATCGTGCTGCCTGCCAATGCGAGGTCAGCAATACCACCTAGGTTGTCAAGAAACTCACTGCCCGTGCCGTATGATTCCGTATTGAAAATCTTGTTAAATTGTTCAAATGCTTCGTGCTGGTTGTCATTGCCGTACAGGAAGCCTGAGTGGTTTTGTACAGAATTAAACATCACCTTCGCCACTGCCAATTGCTGTTGTGGAGGAAGGTTTTGAACATACCCCTGTAGGTCACGAGAAGCCGTACCGGGACGAACGTAAGTGGTGAAGTTCTTCCACCATTCACGAGGAACCCCCGTCTGTTTTGCAAGATCGTTATAAATCTTGTTTTCAATAATTGGGCTACGGAACGGAATCAAACCTGCTGCATGGTCGAAGAACTGAGTGCCGATGTCGGTCGAGTCTGCCTTCGCCTTCAGTTGGTTTGACATCACCTGAATAGCAGCACGGCTCTGTGCCATTTCGTTAATAGCATCCGATGTAGAGATACGAGCATTCTCTGAGTCAACCGTCTCACCAGCAGAGGGCTTGGAGAGAAGATTGGTTTGGAGGATGGTGGACGTATCCGTCATCACAGGATTCAGATGGAATCCGCTTACAGCTTGTTGCTTCTGAGCCAGAGGGACAGTAGGATCGGCCAACACGCCCATCAGGCTCTTTTGATCTTGCTCCTTGATACCTGCCACTGCTTGCTGCTTAAGAAGCTTCTGAGTGGTATCTTGCCCTTGCTGTGCCTCCCCCATGATCGTGTTGTATGAGTCTTGGGCGGTGAAGGGGTTTGCCACCAAAGAAGTAATTGCTGCTTGGTTACGTGTAGCTGCAACAGGAGGAGGGGATGACGGCAGAGGGGAAGTCGTCACCAAATCATCTAGCGGTACTGGCGAGCTAATTGCCCCGCTGTCGTCAAGAATATCCATTTAATTCCTTAAGTTTGTTGTGCGGTAGTGCCCGGAATCTTTGCTGCTTTCCCGTACGCACCCATACCCATAGATGCCACACTGCTGATGGTCGAGAAGATGGACGACAACCCTTGCATCTGTCCCGCCTTCTGGCTTGCGTCGAACATCGTCTGGTTGGCTTCGTTAATGTCATTGCCAATACGAACGCCTCTGTCATACTGTCCTTGGATGTCGCCTTGATTGGTCGCGTACTGAGTTTGCAAACTACCAAGTGCACCTAGTTCACCAGAGCTATATTCAACCCCAGTGTTCTCCGAAGACTGCATAATTCGGGCACGTTTGATTCGATCTTGTCGATATTGGTCACGAGCAGCTTGAGCCGCCTGTTGTGCGTTAGACGCTCTTTGTTCAGAAGCAGCTTGTTGCTGCAAGTCATTGGAGTGCCGTGCTGCTGCTCGTTGCTGATTACCTGATACAATTGCTGTAGTGGTGGAAGCTACTGCTGCAACAACGGCAACAACAGCTAGTGCTACTGGCATATTAAATCTCCTTGCAGTAGACAACTTCCATAGGCCTATAACCAAGACGAGCCAGGATTTTTCCGAGAGGAGAATCCATTGGAGAATTCCATGTCATCATGTCCGCTCCAAATTCTTTTGCCTTATTAGAAGTGCCTTTGATTAGCCGAATGCCTAAGGGTGTGTCTCTAAATAAAGGATCGACATACAAGGCATCATTTGTACACGTAATACCGCCTGCGGCATGTACGTTCGGTCCTAGGAAATTGACAGAGTAGCCAACAATCAGATTGTCATAGAACGCAAACAAACCGAAAGCACTACCTGCATCTTCCATAGTTCCGTACAGTGGGAAATCAATCGATACCTTTCTATCGGTATCTTGTCCATACACTTCTTCCCAGTGATCTTCGAACAAGTCTTCAAGTTCGTAGAGAGTAGGGATAAGAGGGAGTTGTTTGATTTCAACCATTTCGATTCCTAGTCAGTAAATACTTTATTTATCTATTTAATTGTTGGATTGTTACGTAAGAGCCGAAGCCCTTACGCAATCTGGTTAAGGTTCACTGAAACATTCCAGCCTAAGATTTGGCAGTCTTTCCCTGATTCAGTCTCGAAATAGAGAGCGAAAGCCTTGCCACGGCCACGTAGTTTGTTCTTCGTCTGAATGACAGAGAAGCCAGTGTCGTACACGTCATCCAGTCCTTCAGAGAAACGAACTTTCCTGTAGCGGTATGCTTGAACCAACGGACTCCACTTGTTGCTCTGGATTGCGTTAGCAAAGTTCCACTGGGAACGCATGAGACAACTCGACTGATGGAGGGGGGTTAAGTTGGAATCAACGCCATTCTCTGTACGTACGAAGTTCATCGTTAGGTAGGGAGTTTGTTTGTCAATCGACGAATCACCACCCGTAGAACTGCCCGTTAGGCAATATGCTTTGGCATCCGTACCAACACCATCAATCGATTTCCAGTCAAGAAACTCTGTTTGATGATAGCTCGCAATGGACAGCTTGTACGAGCCACCGACATATGACACAGCCAAGTAACGTAGATACTGCACAGAAGATATCGTTGAAAGCTCCTCTGTTACCACGTCATCCGGACCGGAGAACACTTGGTTGTTGTCTACAAAGATTGACGTGGGGCTTTGCGCCGTAACAAACAACTGACTCTGGAATAGAGACATGAGTTCAGTTGTCACTGTGTCTCCGTTGGCAATCACGTTCTGAGTGAAGGCGTTCAGCATCGAATCGAAGATGAGTTCTTTCGTAACAGAGCTTGAGGCGAACAACTCACCACTCTTGTACACCCAACGAATCTTCTTGTTGATCTGATCGTATCCACCGAACGCACCGATCTTCGAAATGTTCGGGATGGCTTGGTATAGCTTCTGGATTGTCGTTAGCGTCATCGAAGTAACTTGCAAGTCTCCGAATTGGTTTTGACCAATCTTGTAGATGCCATCGTTAGCCCAGTAGTAGCAGGTATCTCCTTCCACAACAACGGACGATTCAGAAAGTCCACCGAATGCAGAAATCTTGCTCACCTTGTAGCTGGTAGCTGCGAAGCCACTTTGTTGCGTGCCACCCGTCACATACCACACACCGTTCTCAGCAATAATCACTAGATTGATACCAAGCGAGCGCATAGCGATGATGTTCTGTGCGCCTGAGATACGAAGGAAACCGCCATCCGTATCAATCACATCCGAACTGTCACGGCTGGTAGGGTCGCCATCTTGATAACATTTATTGATGTCTGGACGGCTCTTAACCAGTTGCGAGAAGAAGATATAGTTGGCGTAGTTGGGGCTTCGTGAATCACCACCAACAACCTCCCCTCGGAATCCACCGTAGAAGATACGGCCAGCAAACTCCGCTACACACTTCGGACCATACGGGCTGTAGTCCGCAGGTAGGTTGGGATTGATACCGGTGTTCGTGTACTTGCCTACGTTCTGCGCCAGTGCATCAGTACGTCCCTGTCCTCGACGAAGGGCATCAATGATGAAATAACCCTTAGCTGCAACAGTTTTCGCACCAATAGTCTCGTTGTACAGGTTTGGGAACACCCGCTCATAGGGAGTCTGATTGACCGATACCGCCTGATACTGCATGCCCGTCCAAACTTGCTCAGAGTTGCTAGGCAACACTAGCATGTAGTCTTTATAGATTTTGATGGCGTCAGTGGCTACACCTTTCGAATCCGCACGAGGGATACCCCATGATTGATTCTGTAGGTTGTATCTGTGCAAGGTAGACTCACCACCACGATAGGTAGGATCAACCTCATACTGGGGAATCTCAGTCTCTTGAACACCCCACAAGTCACGAGTGAGAATGCGTTCATACGTAACCGTGAACGCCCCATTGACGTACTCTACAACAGCGTACTGTTCGGTTCCCGAGGCAAGAACAAGTAAGCCTTCTACGTCCGTCAGGGAGAAGATGGTGTCGCTAGGAAACTGATCTACAACCAAGTATCCTGCTGCACCATTTGCTGTGATTGGGTCTTGATCGACATTGAAGAACCACAGCTTGTTAGCCAGTTGGATTACAGCGAAGTTTGAATCTGGATTACCACCAGCAGCAAGCCAACGATAGGAATTCCAGCCCGCATTAGAAAGCTGATCTAGCGTCAATCCAGTTTCAGTGAAAGTAAATCCATCCTCATAATCCATCCCAAGACGACGCGAACGACTGCCATCACGATGGAGGTCAAAATTCACTTCATCTGCTGAAGCGTTAGGAGGGAAGTTGAGGGGACTCGCTTCTGTAATCAAACCGCCAACAAACGAATTAACTTCCGCTCTTTGGCTCTGCTTCGGCATCAGGCAACCTTCGAATCGACGTACATGTCAATCAAGCTCTTTGCTGTACCGCGATCTGTGAAAACACCTTCCAGAATCTTTGGAATCTTGCCGGCCTTGCCATGATGAACGATGATTAGGCTACGGGGGTTAGCCTTCTGAGGGATAATATCGAAACCTTTGTACTCAGTCATTTTGAACTCCTACGTCCGTAGTTTTGGTAGCGAACACCACCATGTGTGCGCCAAGCTTTTCGGGAAAGCCACTTTTGTTGTCGTTGTGCTTTGGCTTCTGCTTTCTGATTTGCCATCTGCTTGAGTGTCAGAAATACAGTACTTTTAGATTCTTCTACAAGCAGCGGGAAGGCTTCTGAGGGAAGATCGGGTACTGCATCGTCCTCATGGTCCCAAGAAGGCTCCATATAGGCCATACATTGCGTCTTGGCGGATTGGAGAGTGTCTTCCAATTGCTTCGTATATGAATCACATACAATGTACGTGTCATCGAAGGAAGTCCAATACGAAGGAGCCCAACGCGTATCAATCAGCAGGGACAAGCCACTCGTATCCTTAACAGTGAGAATGTTTGTATCGTTGCTATTCCGATTTGATACGTACCTAAGGAACTCGTCAGGATAGAGATACTTAACGTCCTGCATCTGAATCCGGTTGTCATCAGGACGCTGCTTGTCGTACCGGAAGAAAATAAGTTCCTTGATGTTCTCAGGAATCTTGAAGTGAGTTGGCTTGGTGACATCCACCGATGAATCAAGAGCAATCAACTTGCGAAGGTGAGGCCAGTTTCGATTGGCGATAAGTTCGAAGTAGCAGCCTTTGACAATCGTGGCAACCTGTTGGCTTTCAATTGTATCGTCAATGCTATTTACTTCATCACTATCCATTTCATTCAAGATGTCCTGAACGATTTCCAACAATGACAGTTTCATTAGAGAGCGCGCACCAGTTGAAGCGAGAAGTGGACATCGCTAAGGATTAAGCTACCTGCGCCAGTTGACGCTACATAAAGCTGGAGGTAGTCATTGATGGCAAGTTGGATCATCGAGCATCCAGAGATATTTCGTGCATCCGTAGTTGCAGCAGCATTCGCCATAGGATGCTTGTTTGCGAAGGTAGCCCCATTGAGACGATGCTTAATTGCCACCTTGGATGTTGCTGTAGGGAACTGCGCTATATTTGCCCAGTAGTCAAGGCGATAGATACCCGCTACAGGCGCTACAAGCTGGTTGGTATTGAAGGTAACCCCAAGCATCACTGACGTGGCCTGCCAAGGAGCTCCCGTGCCGTTGATAAGAACGTAATCGGTATTGCTATTAAGAGACGGGTCAGCAGCAGCCGTGGTAGTGAAGGCATTGGTGTTATTCACAATCTCCATCGTTCCATAGGCTGCATCTGTCTTGAACTGGAAACCACCACTACCATTCGACAGAGTACGCATGTTGGAACTGCCACCATCCCCTGCAAGCCCACTTAGCGTGCTTGAATCAGGCTTCTTCCACGTACCTGTGCCACTACCATTAGCGAAGTATGCTGTGCCTGCCGAAGCCGTGCTAATGCCCTTGGGCTCATGAATCTTCCCATCCGGGATGTCTGCATGTTGTACAGTAATTTTGTGTACCTCTTTTCCTTAGATAAAGAAAAAGGGGCAGGCAGGCTTTTGGCCTACCGCCCCTTGTCTATTAGTTCACTGCGCCCAACTCACGGTTCTTGTAGATGTAGTTGATAACGAGCGAAGCCTTGCCAACACCCGAAGTAACAGCCGGGGTCGTGCCAGTTAGTGCAATCGAAACCTTCTCACTAGCAGTCGTACCGGTTGCGGAAGCCGTAGCCCACGTACCAGCAAGAGCAGCAGTAAGATCAATCGAAGCTGCCGCACTGAGGTTAGCTGCCGTAATCGGCACACCATTGGTAGCCGGAGCAGTACCACCAACAGCAAGGCCCGGAGTCGTCCCCGTAAGAGTGAACGGCTGGTGAACCACAAGCGTTGCACGAGTAAACTTTGCACCCTTCGGAATTACATGCGGAGGGACAAACAAACTGTCTGCAAGCGACGTACCGGAGAACTCAAGCGAGAGTTCGTGAGAAGCATTTTGCGAATGGTCAGTGCCAACCGAATTACCAGTGCTTCGTGCACCGTACTGGTTGTACACGCCAATACCTGCTTGATTAACGTAAGGCATTAATTATTTTCCTTATTAGGCAATAGCCGTAGCCGAAGTAATGAGAACACCCAACGTGTCAACACGCTGTGTACCAAAGCCCCAACGGCAAGACGTAACAAACTCGTCACGGCGGAGGTCTTTATTACGCTCACCTTCAACCTTGGGCATACGACGCCATGCAGCCATAATCGGCTTCGTGTTGTCATCTGCAAGCGACATGAAGATGTTGGCTACACCATTGGTGATCGAAGTCGTACCATCCGAGAACGTGCCCTTAGGGAGACGATTCGACGTGATGATGTTCCAGCCATACAGGTTCATCAGGAACTCATGTTCCTTGTTGAAACCATTCTCAAGAATCTGTTCAGCAAATGGCGTAGCGTTCGAGACAATCGATACCAGACCGGACAGCGTTGCAGCAACAACCGGGTCACAGATGAAGATACGGCCAGCAGCCGGTACATTGGCCTTGTCGTACGCGAGCTTCATTTGAATCAGATGCGAAAGCTGGAAGATGCCATTCGTTGCAGCAGAAGCAATACGGTGAGCGAAGCCGTTAACCAGATTCGGATTGGCATTCGTCTGTGCCGAATTACACTTGGCGAGGAAACGCGTTTCAAACACTTCCTGAATTGCACGAGTCGATTCTTGCGAACGTGCACTCATCAAGGCTTCAACCTGTGCACCGTCTTCACGAAGCTCATCGTTCACATACCATGCATCACCAACATAGTCGGTAATAGTCAGGGTCACTTCACCCGATTCAATCGGTGTGTAATCGAACGGAACTTCTTCAGCACCATCCTGAATCGTAACCGTACCAACCGTCTTAATATGCAGCGTGCTACCCGAACCGAAATCTGATACATTGCGGAAATACGATTCCGGCAACAGACCGTCATGAAGGTTACGAAGAATGAATGCCGAATACTGTTCGCTTTCAATGAAAGCCGTGGAGTTAAAGCGATTTTGGGACATTTATTATTGTTATCCTTATTTTCCAAAATACTTGAAGTACACCTTCGGGTCTGTCAAGTCATGTACAGATGCACCACTTGCATGAATCTCATCAACCATTGCACGAGCGCGTGCTGCTTCTTGATTGAGTTCACGAGTAGTGGCACCGATACGTGCTTTCTCTTTATTGCGACCAATGAAGGTATCTTGTTGAGGCTGGAATGCAGCCGTATTGACAGCACTCGGAGCAGGGGCAAACGTGTTCGGCTTTTGAGCCGGTTGCTCTGAAACACCCAATGCTTTCAAAACTGCCTTGGGAGACTTAGCTGCGAATTCATTCATTTCAGCGACAGTCAAGCCAAGCTCTTGCGCAGCAGCGTTATACTTTGCTTCCGCTTCCGCACCAAACTTAGTCAGGAGTTGGGTAGCAACTTCTTTCTGATTAGCTTGTGCGCGTTCCGAAGCAGTACGCTGGTCAAGAGATTTATTTACTAGCTCCGCAATCGTATTCGCATCTACCGCAGTTGCAGCAGGGTTAGCTGGTGCAGGATTGGATTGACGAGAAAGGAGTTCTTGTACAGTTCGTTCGAGTTCAGCTTGCTTATTAACGTCCACTTGCACCGTATGCACCTTTTGTTCTAGTTCGGCTTTCTCAGCCTTGAGTTGTGCGATATACGCTTGTGCGTGAGCAGCGCCTTTAAGAGCGTCTTCAATCGAGTTGTACTTTTGACTGCCTTGCTCATTCACGATCATCCCAAGCAGGTTGGCGTAGGGATCAGGTGTCTGAGGATTTGCAGGATTGGCTGGTGTAGCCGGATTACCATTGTTAAAGATTGTGGGGTCGCTCACATCTTTCCTTATTTTTTTATTGTTCTTATAGCTTCGTTATTTACAGCAGTTCACATAATTTCGTTCACTCACTCGTTAATAACTTAACTCGCTCTTGCTGTTATTTATCGGTTGAGACGCTAAAAAGTTACGAAAATAAATTAAATAAATTTTGTAGTATTTTTGCTGCCCGGAGGGCGTCCACGTCTCTTAGGTTGTGGGGACGCGGACAGAGACTCAGCGACGTTGGTCGCTTCGCTTTCTGCCGATAAAAGAGAAATCACTTCTTGCATTGCTCTCTCATAACCTACTGCGTCTGCTTGTAGATATGCCCAATTAGCAATCCCGTATGAATCTTTACTGCGTACAACCTTGTTACTTGCGTTAATCTTCTCAGTGAGGATCGTAGATAGCTGACTGCGGAGAAAAGCGGCATGAGCAAACGTCTGCCGCATTTCATCCTTTTGTTGGTCAGTTAGGTTTTTGAATAGTGCTGTTTTCATTACATCAACTTAGCGTTAGCTTTGGTTTGATCCAAGCTCATACGAGCCACCACGTTGTCTTGCCCAGTAGCTCCACCAGATGCAACAGGAGGTTGCGCTTGTTGAGCGGCCCCTTGCTGTGCAGCTACGTTCTGTTCAGTCCCAAGATTCTCCTGAAGCTGGTTAATCAATCGTTGCTGTTCAGCTTGCTCAAAGAGAGCCTTGTATGGGCTGTACAACTGGAATCGATTTAGACCCAGTACATCCTCGATCAGACGGCTTAGAGCCACTGAGCTAAGGTGTGGGGCAATGGTTTGCCCAATCGGGCTGTTCATGACCCCTGTGAGGTTCTGGAGGAGTTGGGCTTGTGCAGCGAAGTGACGTGCGCCAATTGGACGAAGAACGCCATTTGCCGTGATGTCATCCTTGGTGATTTGAACGAACTGAGTAACACCCAAGTCGTTATCCATCACACGAACAACATCTTCAGCATCGAGATTGCGTCGTGCCGTCTCAAGCATTGCATTCAGCAACGGCTCAAGCATTTCAATCTCAAACGTATTAATCTTCTCTTGGAAAATACGACCAGCAGCATTCTCAAGCTGTTGCACTTCAAAGGCAGTCTTTTCACCGGGAGTACGAACGCCCATAGCCTCACGAGGAGCACCCGCATACTGCTCCATGCGTTGCTCTAATAGTTGGATAGCATTGTCAGCTTGGATGACCCACTGCGCGTTCTTAGCTAGTTCTGTGACGCTGCCGCCTTCATCAATATGAATCTCCTCACCGGGACCGTAGACAAATTCCTCAACCTCACCAGCAATCACCAGAGGAGGGAGAACAGCCAAGTCCATTGCATCGGCCTTCAGATTCTCTAGATGGTCAATCCGATATTGCATGCCAACCAGATTGTCCAGCGGACCCATCGACCAAATGTTGTCACTACGTCCACGCCAACCTACGTGATAAATAGGTGCACCACCAAACCAAGTAGGAAGTGGCTCATTCTGGATAACCCACATACGGTCAATCACAGTGATGACACGACCCTTCTCAAGTGCTTGGGTTTTCTCGTTGTACACATCCCCATAGAATTGAAGGAACTCAACATAATTGCTGCCAAGGTACTCTGAGTAGTTTCCAAATCCATCCATTAGGAAGCCTTCCGCCTTGTCTGCTTCTTCAATACCGTAGGCATTCATGTGAGCCTTAAGGGCATCACGGTTCTCTAGAGCGCTCTTAAGGTAAGCATTATCTGGTTCATCCTCTGCCATCTGTGCTAGTTCACCAATGTTCCTAAGACTTCTAACAATCTTCCAACTGTCGGCAAATGAACTAGCAAGTGGATTAAAGACAATATCAAGAGGACTAATTCGCCTAGCTTTTGGCCCCACATAGTTAATCGCCTTATTTCCGTTGACATCTTCACGGTAGGAAGCTTCATAGTCCACAGTAGCGAACACATTGCCATAATCGATGAAGTCAAGCAGAAGCTTGCTCATTTCAGTACGGAAGTGGCCTTCACGAGTTTTGTTACTCATGTAGCTTTCAATCGCTAGACGCTTCTGTTTAGTTGCGTCATCCTGTGTGTATGCTTCCCATCGAAGCCAATCATCATTCGGGAACAGGGCACTCAGATAGTTTGAATGTAGGTTGTCTCGAATCTGACAGAGCTTGGGGAGGGTAGTGGAGTTCTTCCAAGGAAGGGAACGATTAGAAGTGGTTGAGGTGTCCGTAGCGAAGATGTAGTTACGAAGCTCTTTCCATTCTTGAATCTTTGGGTACATCTGTGTGTGGTGTCGAAACCAAGTCATTGCGATATACTTCGCCATACTGTCTTGGTTATACGACTCAGCGATATTAGTTTCGCCTACATTAAGAACTTTTTTAGCCATATTTCCTATCGGAATGAGACCCCGCCGAAGCGCGAGCTTATTGGAATAATATTGTCTCTAGTTTTATTCAAGCCCCCACGAGATTTGGGCTTTACAGCAATCATTACAGCCGATGCAAGGGCATCTTTAATGTCGTCATGGGCAGGACGTGCCTGAATCAGTTGCTCCTCTAGAACGTCTGTGTATCCGCCCTTGAAGTGCCAGATGTGGCCGTTCTCATACCGATGCTCAAGGGCAGAGGCTATACGCTCCTCCTTGGTACCTTCTGAACGGTTAGGGCGGTATTCATCAATAGACAATACCAATCCCTGTTCTCGGAGCTTGTCTTTCAAGTCACGAACAATAACGGTCTGAGCAACTGTCACTTCTGCCCTGAGTTTCTTGAACTCCCACTTGCTGTGGAGACGTGCAATCTCCTCAAAATACTTGGAGATTTTGTCAGTCTGGAATACTGAGATATCTAGGATGTAGATGAAGTTGTCTGCGTCTACACCAATAACAACGATCGCAGTGTCATCGGAGCGTTTTCCAATAGAGAATGCGAAGTCGATTGAGGCAAAGACATTGAGACGATTTCCTTTGAAGTACCAGTTGCCATCTGATTGCTTGAGGAACTTTCGTTCATAGTATTGGAACTTGCTCGCAGAGATTCGGTTGCTTCCGGGATCATTGGGGTCGTTGTAATACTGGGAGTAAAATTGAGTTCTATCTGAGTACTCCGCACGTATCCGGGATAGGACTTGTTGATCGAAACCAAATGCTTTACCATCTTTGGGTCTAATCGTTCTAGGCCAGATAAAAATTCCGTCCGTTTCGACAACATGCTCTTTAATCTCCCATACCTTGCGGCGTTCTGAAATCAAACCTTCTTTGTCGTACACGTCATACTCTTGCGCCTTCCAAGTTGCATACACATCGTTCGGGTGATATCTCGTACCACAGGCCAATGTAAACCCTCCTGCATTTCGAATCGAGGCGAACTGAGAAGATTTCTTGCTAACAGATTCTCGCCCATCTTCTGTGTATGCATTCTCAGGAACTACCAAGTCATCAGCAATAACAATGTCTGCGTGCCAGCCAGTGGTGTTAGTTGTTAAACCTGCCGTATCAATAGTGGCATCACGAATCCCTTCAATCTTTCTTTTCTCATGATCGATAGAGATTGTGGTGTTGCTCCACTTCTCACGCTTTCCTTCCTGTGGATCGATATATTCAGGGAAGTAGCGAGTAAAGACGGTAGACGCTAAGATGTTCTTGATGGCGTACAACTGCGTTTCAGCCAAACCAGACGTAGCAGAGACGTAAAGGATAGTTACTTCAGGGTGTCTTACAATAATCCATGCAGCCCATGTAGCCACCATATGAGACTTCAGGTGGGCACGAGGGAGCATGATGAGTTTGTTAGCCGTTAGCTGGTCATCCAGACCGAACAGGCTATAATCCTGCATCCACTTGAAACACTCTTTGTGAATGTCGCCATATACATAACCAGGATTCATCAACTGGGCAAAGACGTATAAGTCGTCCATTGCGAGTTGCCGTAGTGCCTTAGCATCTTCCGGCATCTTCTCCAGTTTTCGTTTGGCATCAACTAGCCACTGCTCAGCCATTCTTCAACAGCCGAAGAACATCGCCACTGAACTCATCAGAAGCTCGCGCTTGGAATTCTCTTTCTCGCTGTACTTCTTCCTTACTAGGACGGCCCGCGCCACGAGTTTCCCAACCTCTATCGGCTAACCATTTGGCTGCTTGAAAATTCCCAGTACTTCCTTGAAGGATAAGGGCTTTGACCCCCTTGGCGCGAAGCTTATACTCAAGTTCGCTACGCCATTCATCGATATGTTTTCGGATAGCCTTGTTACCGCAAAGTTTCTGCCAGTGGCTCCAGCCCGCAAAAGCAGCATTAGCGAAGTCGTATTCCGTAGGGTCTTCCATGCTGAGATAAACTCTCTTGATGGAATAATAAACTCGCCCGTTGTGGAAGTGGTCTTGCTCTTTAAGCGTATATACCGCATCTTCATTGTAGGCAAACTCAAGGAACAGGCTTTGAGTCAGATACCGACCCATTGAGTCGAGCATCAGACTCTTGTCCACTGAGAAGCTTTCTTGCGTCTTCATATCTTCCATAGTAATAATCTCTTTCAATCCTCACTGATTCAGCTTGTTTAGCGAACCCTGCAAGAAACTCTGCATCGTCTCGATAAAGTTGGGCACCTGTGCAGGAGCCGATACTCCCGGTAACTGAACTTGATCCTGCTTGCTTAGCTTCGGCTCTTGTGGCGCGTGTACGCAAGCTGCTAACGAGAGTGCTGTACTGAACATCAACATTTTTAACTTCATTCTGTTTCTCCAAATCGGCTTGTGTCTTCTGGAATACCAACTGACTCTGCGCCTTCTGTACCGCTACTTGTCCATCGGCAACTTGCTTCATATACATAGCAACCACTGCATTGTGTTCAGCAGTTACAGCTTTCTTCTCAGCGAAGTAGTGGAGTGCATATGCACACACAATCGCTAAAAAAATAGCCGCTAGTTTTTCAGTTAACGACACTGTAGTCTCCATCGAAAATATGGGCTTCCTTAACACGACGGTTATACAAGCCTTTGCTATATTTACCGTTGACGTACACCCATTTGTACATCCCGTTACGGGCGTCCTCATATCTCCCTTCATTGAGAGGCTTCAAGACCGTTGAGGACTTGCAGAAGGCTCCTACACCGATATTGAAAGCAAAGAGGGTTAGGGCGTTATACTGGTTTTGATTGATCGGCACATTGATGCACTGGAGGATGCCATCCCCATGCTGTACCAAATCTTTCTTCAGTTGCTCAGTACATTGAGTGGGAGTCCAAGGTTTTCCCATCACAACATCTTTTCCAGTGTGTCCCGTACACACAGTTGGGATACCAGCGATATCCCGATACGGGTCAGTCTCAGTTCCTTCTAGAGAAGCAGCCCCCGTGATGAGGGCTGCTGAAGTTAAACCGATGAGCCATTTATTTTTTAGATTCATTAGGGCTCAAGGGAAAGGTAGAAACGATGATCCGAAACAGCAGCCCCCGAAGATGTAACAATCTGAATCGTCAACCAGTCAGTTGAATCAACAGTAAATCGATGTGCTATTGAATCCATCACTGATGTGCCTGAACCGGAAATGATCCCAGTCATTGCAGTCGGGACATTATTCTTTAGCACGGTGTAGGTATAAGACTCACCTGGACCCGGAGAGACAGACGTAGATACGTGCATTTCAGTAACCAATCCTTTCCTTGATGTAACCCATGCGGTACGTTCCGGGAAAGAAGAAGCTCCTTGAGGGCCGAGATACATAGTCGAACCTGCTGCCACGGTTCCGGCAGATACCCCCGAAAGGGTAATTCGGTCAGATTGGTTTACTGATACGGTCTGTAAGGGCAGGTTGTTACTACAAATGAAGTTTGACGAGGACGAACCATTACTGATTGGGCCGCTTGCACCTGTATTGTCATTAAGATCACAATCTGTAATTACAAACCCAGTAGAAGTACCCGGTTGAATCACAATTGCATAGAGTTGCTGTCCTACGCCAACAGTGGTAGATACATTTCCGATACGGCAACCATTGAATCGGAAGGAGTTGACATTCGGGGAAATCACAACACCTGAATAGACATTAGGGCTTGCTGCACTATTACGAGTAATCTCGGTCCCGGTAAAGGAGATATTCGTTCCACCTTGAATCTGAATGCCATCTTGTCGTGAATCCCGTACCCAACCTCCCGTGAATCGTTGGGAGTCGATATTGATGCCAGTGAATACAATCCCTACACCTTGGCAGTTACTAGACCAACACTGACTGAACTCATTAGCTACAACGGTCCCTTGCGAGCCATCTAGCAGCCAGTTATTAGTAAGGCAACTATCTCCCAATACTTTACTCATGAACAAGTATCTTACGTAAGAAGTAGAAGGAGGATTAGCATAGACGCCAGTATTTACTGTTGTAATATCGAGAGTGTCAAAGAATTCCCCGGAAGATTGTTGCAGCCAAAGGCCAACAGAGGCCGTATTGTTCCCAGTAAAACCGAAGTTGCTAATCTTACCGATCCGCCAGTAAGAACCGGCACCGTCTGTACCCGTTCCTACGAATGGCGAGAGATAGATGCCATAGTTCTGAAAGTAGAGTACTCGGAACTGTTCAAAGCGAGGTTGGTAACAGCCGTCAATCCGAATGCCTTTATCGAAGTTGGTTACTTCGAAATCTCGACAAATGAAATTATCATTCGAATTGACAATCTGTAGGCCGATACCGGTAGAGCCTTGCGCTTGTGCGGTAGGGGCATTACCCTTAATAGTTAGGTTCAAAAGGCCACCGCCTTGAGCATACCCAACATTAAACCGAACACCACCAAGAGTGAGCCCAGTTTGATTAATAATACTGACGCCTACACCTTGACCAACTAGGTAACGAATCTGACCGGAAGGCGTAGTGAGAAGGTTGGATATATTGTAAGTTCCCGCAGGAAAGAACACCCACTTATTAGCATTGATCGCTGTTTGAATAGCTACTGTGTCATCAGAAACTCCATCACCTCTCGCACCGTAAGTCTTCACATTTACGAAGTTCAAGGAGGTGATAAAGTCGATAGTCTGCTGTACCGCTCCTTGTACATTGTTTGCCGTAATGATCTGGTATGGAGCAAACCCAGTGAGGTTGGCAACAGCCTGATTGCCGATAGCATTCTGTACGTCTTGCAATCTTGCCGCTTCATTGGGAGTAGCAGGAACCGGGAGATTCAGGATACGATTGCTATTCATATCCTGATTGTTAGTCATCTGATTAGCTTCGCCACCTGGGTTTTGACGATACAAAACCTTGTTGTTAAACTCGTCCTGAATCGCTTGAAAGTTGGCGTTAATAGCTGAAAGGTTAAACCCACCAGCCGGTTGATTCAATTGGATTTTCATTTATTATTATTGTTTTACCATGCAGGGATATACCGAATCGTCCCGTTGTCGTTGATCGGAATCCACTTAGTTGGGTTTCCCGCAACAGGGGCATTCGTCAAGGTTCCCGTAGCGGCGGCTGCACCATTAGTGAAAGCCGTATATGTGCGAATCAGTGTGGCACTACTAATGGATAGGGAACCGCCTACCTGAAGGTTCTCTGCTCCTGCTGTTGGCGTGGAAGAGCCGATCTGGAGATTGCCAGCAAGGTAGTTGTTAGCTGTACCATCCATATAAACATTCCATCTGCCAGCAGCAGCCGGAATTTGCCCACGGAAACCGTAGTTGTTTGTTGCGCCTACAAGGCTAGGACGTACACGGAATCCATACTGACTAACCACTGTAGAGCCAGCACCAATGGTTCCTTGTGCCGCATCAAAGTAATTAATCTCGGTTATTGTGAAGGAGGCAGCTTGCGTAGACGGCTGTGCGTAATTGATACTGGCTGAAGTGGTAACGCCCGATTGGATAGTGTTGGCGTTTACTATACCGAAAGCAGTAGTTCCACCAGTGATGGGTGCAGAAGTCTGGATGACCGAGGTAGTTGGTGCAGAGCCTACCCCTATGTTCCCCATCGTCACCCCATTGATCGTGCCGCCTGTTATAGCTATGCTGGTGGCCGATTGGGTAGCCATAGTTCCTAGCCCGAGATTGGTACGCGCAGTTGTAGCATTCGATAGGTCACTTAGATTATTTGCGGTTGCAGCAGCACCAGTAACATCCGTAACAGCAAGAGTGATATCCCCTATACGTCCGGCAACTTTCTGTACAGGTGCCACAGAAGCAGCCTGTGACGCATTGACACCACCAATGTTTGCTAGGGAAGCAGCCGGGTCTACAACATCGCTCAGATTGCTTGCTTTCTTCAATGAGCTTGTTAGAGTAGTTGTAGCCGAACTGGCCGAAGCAGCCGCGTCTTGAGCGCTCAGGGAAGCTGCATTTGCTGAAGCAATGGCACTGTTGGAGGCTGCTGTGGCGCTCTCTACCTGTGCTGTAATAGAAACACTGTCCACCAGAACATCTTGCGCGTTAATCGTTCCTACATTCAGTAGGTTGTTACCATTCAGGTCAACATCGTTTAGAAGCTGATTGGGCTCTGTACCGGGATTCTGCCGATACAGCACCGCATTATTCAATGCATCTGCAATCTTTGAGAAATTGCTATTCAGTGTCGAGAGATTGGTTCCATTCGTCACTGTAGGTAGGGTAATCTTGCTCAAGGCAGAGAATCCTCATCTTGTATTTGTTGTTTGCCTTTCCATTCCCTGTACCACACCCAAGCCTTATGCCCAATCAACATAGAAATATAAAGGGCTGTGGCGACATTGATGAAGATGGGGATAAGGGCGATTAGATTGGCTCCAGACACGCCTGCGGCAATAGGAACTGCTACAGCGGGATTTGAAGCCACATCGGTAATAAGGCTCATTGCTTCACCTCATTAGAAATTCTTTTGCTCATTTATTCTCCTAGTTGGTCCTTCTCTCCATTTATCGGGCCAATTAGTTATTTATTACTTCCAAGTCCAATTGTTGACATTTCTCTGAGAAATTTAGAAGGTGAAGTGCACATAGCATCAGACCCCCAACACCCCCGGGAGGGGCTTGCTGCGCTGCATCAATTCCGCCTTCGGCATTCGATAGACGACATTACTCCTATAATGTCGTGTTTGAGTTGTTACACATTTCTAAGGGAATACCCTGTTGACAAGAACGTCACTGCGTGACATGTAGGTGCCTATGTTTGGGGCACAATGACCCTGTGAGGCAATATTCATTGGAGTATGCAGGGGTGCAAACTGGCGCAAACCCAAGCTGGATAAGGCTGTACGCCCTACGGGCAGGTATTAAAAACACGCCTACGGCATCGCTAGATGTGTTGCTCACAATACACATAGGGAATACACCTATAGGTACGTATGCTTGACACTTTGTAACTAGATGTGTAAACTAGCTTTCATGGTGCTGCGACATAGCACTAACACACTGGAGAATGACCATGGCATTGAACGACAAGCAACGCGAGTTGATTAACAACTGCCTGATTGCGATGGGACAAGAAACAATCACATCGATCCATGATGAACAGATTGCCGCAAACACGATCGATGCACAGATCAATGAGTGCGGCATGTGGGATGCGTACGATGCTGCGGATTCGATTCGTGATTCACGTCAGCAGGTTGTTCGTGTTCAATATGCAGACAACAAAGCTATCATCAACGCGCCTGTGTACGCTGTTGGTGATCGTGTTAAAGAAAACAACTATGGACACATTGGTACTGTGGTTGATGTGCGTAATGATGCGCATGTGACGTGGTACAAGGTGATGTACACGACAGCAATGAAAGATGTATTTAGCGAGCACTTGGCGTCTGAACTGTCGCGCCCTGTTCCGTTTGGATGGGACAAGGTGTGATGTTGAATTGGCACATGCGCGAATACTGGGTGACACTGTTAGTTGACGGTGTCTTTCTGGTTCGCATATATGAAGGTAGCGCGCCTAGGCATGCTGAAGCAATGGCTAAGCTGGAATATCCAGACGCACACATCATCAATACACAGCCTGCAATGGGATGGGACAAATGA